TGGCGACAGAGACTTTGCACCGGTGATCAAGAAACTGAATGAACGACGCCCTGAAGCGATAGTGGAAGTGGCCCAGTTCTCGAAGAGCATCTCAAATGAACTCCGAAACACTGCTCGGGCCGTTTATCCTCTAGAGGACCATGCTGACAAGTTCGGGTCATGGTTTACAAGACCCCACCCATCTGCGAGTCACAAAACATAGCAGATAGGCGGTCGGTGTTTCCACCGTATTGGCTTTCTAGAAGCCCCCGCCTACCGGTCTTTAGCAATTCAGAATCATATCATGATAATAATAGGCTTTTTGCAACCCCAAGAGTCAGCTGAATCCAAGGCAAATTTTGCTGTTTGTCTATTTGAGTAGTTTCTGTTGAGTCTCAGCTTAGGCTTCACAGTAACCGTACGCTGCACCCCACAAACACACCTGGACCACCCAAGCACCCCCAAATAAAACACGAGGGTACAGACGCAAGTCGGCTCAGTTACCCCAGGTTCAAGCCACGGAAGTGCCATGAACCCGTGACTTTACCAACACATTACTTTATCAGTTTGCGCCATGTCTCCCCTTAGCCGACCGTTCTATTCCAGTTTAATTCGTTGCATGATTCATGTGAATCTTGGGCGAGACTTGACTTGCCTGAAAAGGAGCCTTTGACTGTTGCGGGGAAGGTCAAGGAGCTAGGATGGAGATGACCGACAGGGATGGTTTCGAGATTTGAACTGGGCATGGCTAATTTCTGAAGTCAGCTTAAATCTGAGTCCTCATTCAAGCTCACCTGGTGGCGGGAGCGGGCTTTTTTCGGCGGCGAGCTAGTCATGAGTGGAACAAGTCGATATGAAGTTGTGGCCGCTGCGGCTGTGAAGAAGTTCCGTGGGATGATCCAAGAATACAAGGGTCCCGCTGAGGGACTCAAACCCTATCTCCTAAGGCGGCTGAGCAAAATGGAGAGGCGCGGAGACAGATTGCTCGCTAACATAATCAACGAAATCCTATAGCTTACTTGTGGAGAGGTTTCAGCTCGGTAAGTAGGCGTCGAACGGCATCTGCGACGAAATCGCTTCGACTTCGGTAGCCATGCTTGTGAAGATCAACTAAAGTATCTATCGCCTCAGCCAGCTCTTTGGGCAGATTGATGTAAGTCCATTCTTCTCGTGACTTTGTTGCTTTCTTAGGCAAAACAGACCCACATTTCTACTGGAATTACCAGCCTGTTACTAACAGGGTCTATTAAATATGTGTTCGGTATTGACAGGAACTTTACCAAACCGTTACCATATGATTTATATGATTGAAGCGTATGGTAACAGAATGGTAACTTATGGGTAAAGGTAGGAAATCTAAACAGAATAAGAAACGCACGTCTAAGCCTCGTGCGAACTGGATTAGCACAGCCATCCTCAGATCTCTAGCGGACGAAGCGAACGAACTCATTGACGATGGCGCAGTGAAGTACCATAGCCTAACCGAGTTTGTATGTGATGCGGTGAGACGGCGACTCGAAGACCTCCGACCGAAAGTTGAACCGGAGAAAGTTCTCGGAGCTGTCCCAGCATGACACCACTCGACAATCTTCTGGCGAAATACTCTCCGCTTCTCGTGCAATTCCTAGATGCCTGCGAGAAAGCTGGACTGATCCGGATTAACCGTGAAGCCTTGGGCCAAACTGTCGGGCGGATTCAGCATGCCGAAAGATAAGGGAATTCGAACCCTCATCGACGAGACACGTCCCTGCCCGCATTGCGGCGGCGACATCGAAATTCTAGCAATCCGAAGAATGGTCCGCGCCGCTGAACCAGGCGAATACGAAACCAGCGTTGAAGTCCGCAAGCCAAGCCAGAAAACGTTGGAAGAAGTCGAGGCATGAAGCCGCCCAGACGTGAAGTTTGGCGTATTGCATTCAGCAACGTAACCTCATACATAATCCTAGCCCGAGACGTTGACGACGCTCTAAGAAGGGCTAGGCGCCTATTCAAAATCAATCACACCCGCCAGAAACCCATCACGTCAATCCAACTCTTAGGAACAATGGAGGGTGCAAGCGATTGAAGTCATTGGGCCCGCTGACCTGTCATCGCTGCTATCGAACAATTGGTTTCGGTAATCATCAGGAATGCCCTGAATGCCATGACTTCTTCCATCCCTCATGCCTACAAGTTCACCAACGAATCTGTGCTGTAACTAGACCGTTCAAGGTTCAGGCAGCAACCCCTCCGAGGCCGTGGTAAACTAGGAGCCCGATGCCATGATGGATACTGAGAAGTTGAAGTCCACGCTAATCGACAGTTTGCAGCGGGAACTAGACTTCACACAGAACCGACTGGCTGAAAGCCGCAAAGAAAACTTCCTGCTGAAACGCACTGTGAAAGCCTTCCTGCAAACCCATCTCCTACCCATCCCTGCCGAAATCAGCTTAGAGCTTCCTGATGAGCCGCCGGAATCTTGGGCGGAGAAATCGAAACGCTTCAAACCTCTACTCCAAGCTATTTGCGAAGTGGTAGACAACTTCGTTAAGGAATACGGACACGCCGCCCACTACGACGATATTATCACGGTCCTTAGCAAGAATCCTCGCTACCGCCCAATCTTCGAAAGCATCCACTCAGACCCACACGGAACTGTAACTGCTAGATGCAGAGACCTCCGCAAAGCAGGCTACTTGGAGTCACCGCAAGAAGCCCACTTCATCCCTGGGACAAAGAGGCTGAGCGGATAAAGGTGGTGAACTTCATTGAAGTTTCAATTTAAGGTAATCCGGATCTTGGGAGTTCGCCCTGAGCAGCTTGAGCCGAAACTGAACGAGTTCGGCGCAGATGGATGGCGTTTCCTCTACGCCAACGAAATGCTACTCATACTCGGCAAGCCGCAAACTACGAAAGAAGATCTTCTTCCTGTGCCAACGAGCGCTCCAAAGGAACGAAGCAAACCAGCAACGGGCACAGCAAAAGAACCCAGCAAAGCGGAGAATATGAAGGAGACAGAGCTCGCCCCATGAAAATCAAAATCGTGGGCTTCAAAGTCGGAGAGTCGAGGCCAACAGCAAACCGCACGGTCAGCATGAATCTAGACGAAGCCTCGATAGATGGCCTAGCGAAACGCAACGCAAGAGTTGGCAACGTCATTATCGACGTTATCATCGTCAGCGATTTCATCAGCATACGGAGAGTTGACGAATGACTGAGTGCGATTGGTGTAGTGAATCGTTACGGCGCCGGAGCTTCTTCTGCGCCTACCACACGACCGCCGACAACAAGACAATGCGGAAGGCATTACCCCAATGAGCTCACCTTACGAAGAAAGCATGACGGTGTTCAACATGCGGGACGAAGTGAAGAAGGTCGGCCTTATCGTTCAGTCTTCGATGGAACGGGAGCCCGAAATCTACCGGAGCTATGTTCTCGAGAAGTTGGCAGGGATCCTCGCCGAAATCCCAGTCGCCTTACACCCAATCCTAGCAGAACAATTCAATCGCTGGAAGCAAGGACCGGAGAGACTACAATGAACAGTGAGAAGTTTTACAAGATGTTCGGGGGCGGCTGCCGAAAAGCCATCATGAAAGACGGCACCCTAGATGAATTCCCTTGGCACTTCAACAAGGCCATCGAGTGCGAGCTGCCCGGCTCCCATCCCCATGAACCCGCAGCCACAGGCTTACCTCTGAATCGGCATGGGAAAATTCCACTAGCAGGGCGAGAAGCAGGAGCTTACACATGAGCGTTCGATATTTCCTGAAGTGCGACCAATGCGGTGAGGCTTTCGATCTGCGATTCGCTCCATGGTGCGACCACGAACCTATGCACACGAAACTCTGTCCGAAGGGCCACTGCATTTGTCACCTACTTCCGCAAGCTGACAAGTGGAGAATTGCGACTGAGCTAGAACAGAAATACGGATTCAAGACGATGCTGAAAGAAGAATTCGGGGGAGCCAAAGAACAGTGAGCAAGTGTAAGTATTGTGGTGTCGAGCTCTATTGGTCTCAAAGAGCGAATGGTAGTTTTGCACCCTTCGAAGATCCACTATTCACGCAACCGCACCAATGCCCCGAATTCGAGAGGCAACGCAAAGTCGGAGTGCCGCGACCGCCATCTACGCCATCTATCCCGGCCGGTCCAGAGCCATCAAGAAAAGTCAAAGTCGAACCGCTCAGCGATGAGGAAATCATATTCGTGCGAAACTTTCGGCATTGGTGCAAGGAGCTGGCACCATGACTGAAGGTTTCAAAGTCGCACCGAATCTAACGCTGCCCAAGAACATCGCCAAGCAAGTTGTTGGCATCGTCGGCAAACGGGAATCAGGCAAAACCTACAACGGCGGCGACTTAGCCGAGGAAATGGTGAAGGCCGGAATACCCATCGTTGTAATCGACGGCATGGGGATCTGGTGGGGCCTACGTGTCGCAGTCAAATACGTGAACGGCAAGCAGGTTCCGGATCCTGAGAAACCTGGGCTACCAATAGTCGTTTTCGGCGGAGATCACGCTGACATACCCTTGCCTATGATGCGCGGCCAAAGGATTCCGCTAGTGCCTGACCCCGAGAAAATCAGGCTCATGGCAGTCTCAATCATCGAGTCAGGAATCAGCGCAGTTATCGACACAAGCAGCTTGCCCTCGAAGGCGCAAGAGATGACTGTCATAACCGAGTTTATTCCAGCCCTTCAACGAGCCAACCGAGACTACGGCGTTCGCACTATCTTCCTCGAAGAAGCCGAAGTCGTAGCCCCACAACAGCCCATGCGCGACGAAGTTCTCTGCCTCCACATAATGAACAATCTCGTGAAGCGAGGCGGCAACTGGAACCTAGGCTGCGTCATGATGACGCAGAGAGCGGCCAGCATCAACAAGAACATACTCACACAATCCGACATGTTAATGATCGGGCGATTGACAGCCCCGCAGGACAAAGCGGCGATTCAGGAATGGGTGAAGAAAGCCGCTGAAACCGACGAATCGAAGAAGCAGCTTGAGAAATGGTACGATTCACTCAACGAACTTGACCGAGGCGAAATGTGGGTCTGGAAACCTGACCCGCCCAAGATTCGCGTCAAAACCAAATTCCGTCTAAGGGAAACCCTTCACGCAACCCGAGAGTTCCTAGAATCACCTGAAGTTCGGAAAGTGAAGATGCTTGACGTGGACGAATACAAAGCGAAATTCCTGAAGCTGTTCGAGCCCCCGAAACCTAAAGTCGTCGAGAAAGTGGTGAAGGTCATAAAGGCCTTCGAACCCACAACACCGAAGCCTGCTGTGGCCTCGCAACCTGTTTTGACGCCTGAGCGGAATCTTCCGCCTTTAGTTCAGGAAGCAATCCGAGAGATGACGCCTGAACAAATCGCTCATCATCCCGACGCCAAAGTGATCGCAAGATGGCCACCGGAATCTGAGCAGCCATCGAACCCGCAAAGCGTTGTGATTCAGCAGACATTACCGAACGTGATCTATCAACGTAACCGGCCGGATCTCCTAGTGCCTGATGAACCGTCATCACCAATCGGTCGAGTCCTAGCGGTTCTCATGAAGGAAACTGACAAGGCAGGCAACAAGCTGTGGACCGGGAGAGGCATCACGGAAGCATTAGCCACCTATCAGTATCCGGCTGACGGATTAGAGGAAGCACTTCGCACGCTGATTCATTGGGAGTTCTTGGAGCCCGTCATGAAGGGCACCGTGCTCAGCTACCGCTTCCAGGGCCGAGAACGAATCCAACTCCAAGACATCAAACAAACACTACAGGCTGCTTGAAAAAATGAGCAGAGGCAACATCACAGAACTGCTAGAGCGATACAAATGCGTCAGGGGGGTGGTTTCTAGTGGAATTTGTGCACAGGTCAGGAGGCCTATTCCATGACTGTGAGTCGTGGGATCCGGATGTCCGAACAGCAGTTTGGTCGGGCCTGGGATGTCTTTCTTGAGGTTACAAAGAGAAAATCATCTGATGACGTCGCTAAGGTCTCCAAGCGCCGAAAGCGACCCCCGAAAAGCAGCGTTCAGCTGAATGAGGTTTTCACAGCCCTTATCGAGCTTGGGATTACAACCTGGTCCAAGCTTCCAGCCGAAATGCGCAGAGGCCTCTTCAAGAGACAGAAATTTGTGCAACGCGAAAAGTTCCGTGTGGAACTTGAGGAACGAGTCGCCCGCCTTAGTGAACGGTTCAAGTTGGACGATCGGTTAGCCCTCGCGGTTCCAAGCACCATCAAGACCAATCTGCGCCTGGAGAAGCAGCGCTCAGGCCTCTCAATGAGCGAACAGGTCAGAAGGAAACTGGTCCCAGAAGCGGAGAAGCTGCACATGAAAGAGGTTGCTTGAGAGATGAGCATGAAAATTATCGGTGATAGGCGACTAAACACCGATGAGATGGCACGGTTCAAGCGTGGAGATGGAAGTTTCCAAGCACTGCCGTTGATTTGCGGCCTAACTGATTGCATCATGGGAAATCGTGAACCAACCCTGTTCGAGTTGGCTCTTGTCGAATTGAACTCGAAGCTAGAGGGCATGAAGCAAATCGTCATCGCTCAAGCTAGACAAATCAAGATTCTACAAGAAGATGTCGTGCTCATCGACGAAGGCATTCGGAAAGACAACGAGGGTGCTTGAGAAATGGCTCATGGCCTCATAGTTTGTTTGGAGTGCAAGGTTACGATTCACGGTGGCAATCTCTTGGGTGGACACAACAATAAGCCGCACAAAGACAAAGAGCACAACCAAGTCCACATTGGACATGAGCATGAGCTGAACAAAGCAATATGCCGCAAAATCCGTCCCGCAACCGAAGCGGAGCTTGCAGAAGCACTTCGCAAACGCCCAAGGGAGGTTACTTGAGATATACTTCAAGACTTTCCATTTCTGGGCTGTTCCTTTCCTCGTCAGTGGCAGACTAGATCAAATTGGGTTGAACGTCTACGTTCAGATTGGCCTTTCAACATTTCATGTCAGATTACAGCGTGGTCGTCGCCAAGAATTGGAGGCCTACGCAAATCTGTTCTGAGGTTGCTTGACGATGAGCAAACCAGTATGCCGTCAGCATGATCACTGGCTTGGCGGTCGTTGTACTCGCTGTGGGATACAGTCTAGAAACTTTGCCGAGGCCATGTCAGCTTTGAGAGAGTGGCCTGAACAAGACAAAGCGAGTGGTGATTACAAACGGATTCTCGAACTGTACCTCTGCAAGCCACACACGCACGAGGCTGCTTGAAGATGAGCGGTGTTGTTTGTCGTTCATGTGGTCATCCAATGTATGTGAATTGGCAGGGCGATTGCGATTGCGTTTTTGAATGCCACAAAGTAGAAGCGAAAATTAGAGGATTGCAGGAAGAAATCTCAGCGAAAATTCCAAAAGTTCTCGAAGGACTGAACAAGGCGCTTGAGATTGAAAACTGCCGTTGGCAATGCGGCTATCTTCACGGCCCCAAGAACTATGAACTTCACGCTTGGCATGGCGCTAGCAAACTTCGAGGCGTTCTCGTCGCATTCAGAGCTTGGTATTGGCGCTTCATGGTGATAGCAGCGTTAGTCGCAGCTCTAATCGGATTGTTCTACATAGCGGCTACTTCTTGAGGTTGCTTGAGTTGAGATGGGGTAAGCATCCGTGTCATCATTGTTCGGCGCACGGCCGAGAACGATGCTTCGCAACACCAGCAGGACCAGCGGATCGGGAGATGCAGCACTGGTGCAGCGGATTGTTAGGCGCAGCGGTGACTTGGCTGGAGAAAAACTCTGAGATTGAGGGCATAGTTCGAAACGGCAAGAAATGGTGTGGTCGTTTCTCCCAAACGTCTACAAACTTACCGAAGTCTGACTTGCTATCTAGAATCTAGAATCTATCTAGAATGAATGAATGAATGATGAAGAAACAGAAGAACCTACGGCTCCGGATAGACCTAGAAGCCGAGTTCAAACAAATCTCGAACATACTTGGCCTAACCCAAGAAGCCGCCTTAGAGATCGCGGTCTCGGACTGGATCAAGAAATACGGAGATGAAGCTCAAAAGAAACTGGACCTCTACGCTGAGAGAGGCATCACAATCATCGACCCTATCACGGTGAACATTGCGGTTTTCCAGAAAGCCGAAGTTCTCCTAGTCAAAGAAGAGCTCACAAGGCTACTCAGCAACTTGGAACATGGTAATCCGGAATATCGGCGGGAGATGCAGCTTGAACTCGCCCAAGCTCTCCGGAAGATTCAACCAGTCTACGTTAAGACTAGGGATCCGGAGCTGCTATTGCTGCTGAAGAACGTCGAGGAACATCTGGCTGGAGAGTGAAGGGCTGCCCACACAAGAGGATTCATCTATCTGCGTGCACATATCTCTCTTCGTCAGGGACATTGAGCTACGTAGGCTGGAAGATCTTCGCATACCGATACTACCATGATAAGCCAGAACTACGAAGGCCAGTCAGCAAAGAGATCCTGAGGAACAATCTGCGTCAGCGGTTCCAATCTCCCGAATACTACTTTGGAAATCTGCGGATCACTCACGCGAAGAGCATGACGGAGATGAGGCTTGAATTTGAGGCCGAAGAATTCGAAATTGAGTTGGAGAATGGAACTAAGGATGAGTGCTGTTATTTGTGTTCTCTGACCAGCGAATTTGTGAAAAGATGGAAGTCGCAGGAAGTCCACAAGCAATTCATGTATAAGGTGATCTACAGACTTCCCTGGCGGGACAAGGCAGGCGCATTCATCGAGGACGATCATCTCATGCTGGCATGGGAGTACGGAGCCAACGTGGTCCCACCGATTGAAATAACGCCGAGAAAGTGGGCTGAATATCCAATCCCAGAGCAACTAGCTAGGGACTGACCTCATGGGCTTGGGATTTTCTTTTCGACATCGACGACACGGTGACAGACGACGCATAGGTGGGGCGAGTTTTTCAACCCCGGAAACATCAGATGGTAGACTGTTGCCCCGCAGTTTTTGCACACAGCGTCACCGCAAGGCAGAATTGTGACTTTATCCCAATCAAGGTCCGATAAGCCGCTCAAGTTAAGCCCACGCCGCAGCCCACCTTGACTTGATTTGGCTGTTTTCGTGAATTGAGTCTTTCTAATGCGCCCGCTGGGTACTGGTCCCAGATTTGGCCGTCTAGGAGTTTGCCGCCTGACTTCGGCCTGACGCCGCCCCACTGCTTGAAAAAGAACGCCACGTCTTGCCTCTGGGATTCGTCTCGAATCTCCCGAACCCATTCCGCTCTGTCACCCCGAGGAACCCAATGAACTCGCCTGATAGGTTCACCCTCAATGTAAATGGCTAATGATCTTTCTTTCGCGATCTCAGGTTTCATCAAGTGTTGACCGCTCTCGCCGCCGACAATCACCCAATGAATCCCCGTCAAGTCTAAGCCTGGGCGAATCTCGGGCTGATCTGCGTATGCCGGGCGACCATCCATCAGCGTGTCAAGTAGGGGTTCGAGGCTCAGGAATCGGACAGCGCAAGGAACCTTTCGTAAGAGGTCTATGCGTGGCTTGTAGGCCCACGATTCAACGCTGGTCCCCATCCAAATATGCCCCGGCATCTCCCCGTGCCATATGGCGTATTGCTGCGCATAAGCAAGCATCCTATCAGGCCGCTTCGTTAGGATCTGGTAAACATGCCAATCAGCCCGCCGCATGACATCGAAAACCTTCTCCAAGTAATCGAGAGGCATCTGCTCATGAAAGAGGTCCGACATGGAATTGACGAAGATCTTGCGCGGCTTCCGCCAATGCAAAGGCAGCTCTAAGTCTTGGGGCTGTAAGGTGAAATCGAAACCGTTCCGATACTTCTTCATGCCGCGCTTCTTCAATGTCTCAGAGAGAGTTTTCGCATAACAATACTTGCAGCCTGGGCTTACAGGATCGCAGCCAGTCGCCGGATTCCAAGTAGAGTCGGTCCAAGAGATTCCGGTTTTACCTCCCAAATTTCCTTACCATCCGTTCGCTGTAATCGTTCTCGCATCCCCAAGCCACATTCCCGGTTACCGGATTCCAAACCACGTCTTTCCATTCAATTGCTGATTTGTTACCCATGCTTTACCATCCCGTTACCATAAGGCGCTGTTCAGCAATAAATCATTCTGTTCGAGGTAACGTCAAATGCTCGTCACCTAGCCTCATCGAAATGGTCCGTCAAAAACCGTCACCTCATGCTACTTACATCATAGGCCTTTTAGGATGCGCAATGCGAATGAAAACCCATGTATCATGAAATTACAATCAAGCGCATAGAGGTTCTATCTGTTTCTGAAGAGGGCATGGCGGAGATTGCCGTACACCTCGATGGCACTCTCGATTCCAATTTTGCGCATTGGTTTCGTGATCCGACTGCCCACAACTACACTCCACAATTCAATACTCACAATTGCAGGGTCGAAGACAATAGAATCGTTTGCGTAATCGATGCGCTCGCCGTCAAGTCTGCTGTGCCGCTAATTAGGGAATACGTTGCAAAGGCCAACGAATACGCGCGAGCAATACAAGAGGAAAAGCGAACTGGGGTAAAAAGAAAGCAAGAGTTGAAAACAGAATCAGACAAACGCAGCGAACAATTGCAGGATGAAATTGACAAATTGTGATTTCAATCTTCATATTTCGCGTTCTGGATTAGTGTCAGCCACTTATTTTGGCCCCTAACTAGTATTCCTGCGACCTCTGCAAATAAAGGCAGTGAGCCTTCATCGAACGTTCATCTCTCTGAGAAAGGTTGCGGGGAGCTCCGGCGTCCTGTCCGGTCGGATCCCTAACCATTTGCACATCATGGCGATATTGTGCATGGAGATGTCCTCGTTCGCTTTGATTTCACCTAACGATTCGATGCCGTGATACTGCAAGTAAAAATCCCGGTTCAATCGCACGGCCTCTTTCAAAGTCTCGAAGAATTGTAGGTATGGGTCAGGGGCTTGCATTTGCTTCCACAGTTTTCTCATATCGCCGCTCGTGAAAGTTTCAAGACCACGGAATGCACAGTTCCCGAAGAACTTGCCTTTCGAAAGCTCATTCAGTTTCAAGTCCAGATCGTGCAGCTTGCTGCGCAGTGGATCTAACGCTTTGTCTTGGGCGTCTTGTTCGTCGAGCTCTTTCTCAATCTTGGCATCTTCGCGGAGTTCTTCGAGCTTATGCTCTCGACGTTCCCGTGTGGCCTCCGACTCTCTCTTACTCTCCTGGGTGATTGCGCCCTCAAGACTTGTCTGAACCATGATCGGGCCCACGTTATCCATGAAATTCCTGATCTTCACGAAATCCCGCTGGCTCGACCTGAGCAGACCTTTCCTCATTCTGCGTTCGGCTCCCTACACTGTTCGTTTTGGCCATGCCAATGTTTGCAGATTGGACAATGCACAAGTCCGTCGGCCGTGTATTCCTCAGTCATAGTTCTATCTCCAATGCCTCGGCCAGTCGGAGCACCATCTCTTTGAAGTAGGACTTGCTGCATATGCCGGCGGCGTCGCAGAGTCCATTCATGAGTTGCTGATTCCACTCATGGTTTTTCATGAGTCTCGTCGGCTTCTGCATCACTGATATCCCCTGACGTTGCGGATCGGCCACTTCGCAAATTCTTCGCCGGTCAGCAGCCGTTCCATGCGCTCGTAGTTTTCTTCGTAGGTGCCGCCCCAATCGATCAGGTCCAAGAATTCTGCTTGGACATCGACCGAGCCGAGTCTGCCCTGCTTCCTGAGTTCTTCCCGGACATGGATCTCTAACGCCAATACTTGCAGCGGCATCATCTTCCGCCCGTGGATTCGGTCGAAGCGTCGGCGATACTTCTCCATGTCAATGCCTTTCAGCAGGTCAGTGATTCTCATTCAGCGCACTCTCTACATTCGGATTGATACTTCGACGATTGTGTGGCCTTCGACGGGTTTGTATGTGAACCAGACTTTCGTGTTGATGTCATTCATGTCGCCCGACATTTTGAGCCCGAGGAAATCGCACAATTTCTTAGCCTCGTCGCCGAACACTTTGAAGTTTAATTCATCCATTCTCATTTCGCCTCCTTCTTGCTTTCACTCCATAAGACCGCTCATACTCAGTGCTGTTGATTTCTCGGAGATTCTTCTCTGATAGCGTTCGGTGATGCGTCTGCAAACAGTTTACGCAGAAGTCGCGTTGGCAGCCGTAACAGACTGCTTTCACTTGGGTTCCGAGTCGATTGCCGCATCCCGCACAAACTCTTTCGCTCATCTCTTTCCCCTCTTCGACCTGCATATGTGACAAAGACTCATTCTCGAACGCTCCCCTCTTTCGTCCAACGGGTGTGCTCGTAATGGGTTTCTTTGTAACAGCCGGGTTTTCTGCAAACTTCGTCGTCGGTGCCGCAGTCTTTCGCGTCGAAGTCTACGACCTCAATTTCGGTGCCTTCGGGAATATTTTGTATGTCTTGGATTAGGCCGCCTTCCATGATTACGACTATGCTCTTTTTCTCGCTCATTGCTCTCTCACCACCATCGCTCTTTCTGTTTCGATGATCTTCAATGTCTGGATGAGCTCTGAGCGAATGTCATCGTAAGCGGCGAACTTTGACTGTCTATCTTCAAGTTGTTTGGCGTCGAGGCTTCGAAGTATGGCGTTGAAAATTGCGTTTGCCTCAGCGACCGCTATTTGATGTTCCTTGCTCATCTCAGTCATGGAATGACACCACACTCTTTGCATGGTATTCGATGATGTTTCTCGCAAGGAAGAATAATCTCCCCAGGATGCTTTTCTGCGAATTCTCTGACGATTCGTTGAACCTCAGCACGAAACTCGGAATCTTTCATTTCTGTCGCCTCTTGCATAGTCCGGCTCGGCAGATTGGTCCGGCGCCGACTGCTCGACTGACAGGATGCGATAGCGCATAGCCGCAGCAACTACAAACCGACGCGGGATCATCGAAAACCTCAAAGACGTTTTCACCTGACTTGAAGAGTTTCCAGGCTTCAGCTTCGGGTGTTGCGGGTGCGTTCTCGGGTATCTCCATGCTGAGCGGTAGTCTGTAGAGGAATCGTCGCATGTTCTCGGCGCGGCTGAAACCTCTCACAGCCACTAAGGCTTCACGAATCTTCGTCTGCTGCGCAACCTGATCTGGCGTTAAAGCCCGTAAATGACGGCTCACAGCATAGTAGAATGCGAGGCGGTCAATCACGCCTTTCTGGACGGGTTCATGTTGAGCCGCCATCGCGTTCAACTGGTCTGCTACTTGTACGCCTCGTTCAAGAGCTCGCTGACTCAGCTCCTTTCGCTTTTCCCAATCAAGACTCATCGCTTCACATCTCCCGTGGTTCGACACCAGCAAAGCTCGTCGTGCTGGCTCTCGGAATAGAACGGATAGCCAAAGATCGGGCACTGGAAAATACGACGCCGACTCATTGCTGTGTCGCCTCGTAGATTTCCTGCTGAGTTTTCTGAATTGTCTCGTAGGGGATTGGATGCAGCCACAGGAACTTGTCTTTCAGAACTTGCTTGCGCTTTTCTTGCAGAGCCTTGATTTGCGCATCGATGTCAGTGATTTCCTTCTCAAGCTCAGGCGTCGCAGATCTTACGCAACCAAGGCGGAAGGTTTGGCGAAAGCTGCCGTAGTCCACGTTTCGACCGCCGCCAGTTATCTCGAAGGCGTGGACGCTGCCGAGGCGAGTCAGAGCGTAGCGAACTTCACGGTTTCGCTGCCAATTCAAAGTCGGCTCTCGCACGACCACGTAAGGCGTTTTGGCGACTAGCTCAGACCGTTTCCGGTCGGCTATCATCGTCTTGGCGAAAATGTCGTTGATGCTTCTTAGGCTCATTGACTGTTCACCACTTCGTCGATCGTTCGCTTCGGAAGCGCTTGGACGTACACGCTCTGATATTCGTCGCAGATTTTTGCAAAGTCATAGACATCGAACGGTGCCTTGCTCTTCGCTGTCGGATCTTCGAATTGCCCGGCCAAACCTTTCAGGGTTCGAATGATTAGGCAAACCCCATTCTTGGAACAGCTCTTACAGGAACGGGGCTCGTCAATCGGCACTTTGGTTTTGATCTCTGCCATCGCTTACTCAGCTCCAAAGAAAATTTGCTGGACAGTTGCGTACTGCGTCATCTTCGTGTCCCAGCCGCCTTTCGAGTCATGCGTCAATAGCTGGGTCAGATCATTCCAGACCTGATACTCGGTCACATCGCCGCCCAGGAACTGGACTTCCGCTTTCTTCCCGGCTTTCTTGGAAACTTCGAAGCCGCTCAGCTTCTCAAGGTATTTCACTGGCAAAGCCTGAATCTTGGCAGCTTTCTCTATGGTCAGCTTCGTCTCAGTCATGTTTCGCAATCGGGCGACCACTTGGAACCCGCTCTGAACCACTTTCTCAAGAACGGTTACGAGCTCGTCAACGGTCGCCATCAACTCCGCTGGCTTGCCATAATGGATTTGGTAGAGGCTTGACATTACTTCACGGTCATCGAAGCCCATCCCTCGGCCAATTCCAAGTCTGGCCATCAGGAACATGTTCGCACAGGCATGTCTGAATGTCCACGAACCAGTTCCGAATGCTGCTCCGCCGTCAATCCCGTTTCTCACTGAAAAGCCGACGTGGATCTTGTCGCCTGGCGCAATCTCAACAGGTTCATCGAACGCATACAGGGCGCTCATGCGAGTTTTCTCGAAGTTCATCATTACATGGTTCTCAGGCTTGGCGAACCACGGACCGCTGAAATCTGTAAACGGCTTTGCTCCCAATCGTTGCGCTGCCGCGTCCGCTGCTTCTAAGGCGACTTCGTTCGGGATCAGCACGTAACCCTTCGAGGTTATGGCTAACGGCTCGCCGTCTCGCACAATCAGCTTATAGCCGGTCTCTCGGTCGCGCAGTTTAATGTCCACTTGATGAAGCCCGAACTCAGCCCACTTCGAATCTACTTTGCCAGACTGGACTTCGAATGTTTCAGGCAAAACCACACTTTCCGTCATTTCTTTCTCACCTTCTCGGCCTTCGCCGCCTTTCGTGCTCTCATCGTCGCCCAGGCTTTCTTCGCCGCTTCGGACCTACTCGAACTCGGCTTGGCCTTCGCAGGTTTCGCCGATCGCGCCGTCCTCACCTTCGCCAATTCCCACGGCTTCAGCCCGCTTACGTCGCGGACCACACATCTAGGCCGGTCATCGTCGCTCGAATGGCCACCAACAATACGACCATTCAAAACGGCGTTTCCCAGGTTCGTTTCTCGAAAACTATATCCGCCCATTTTCATTTTACCTCATGTTTACCAATGGGTTACAAACGGCAATAAAGGCTTCGGACTGACTTGGAGAGAGGCTCGGAGTGCGGAAAATGGAACGACGGATGCACCGCAAAATCTCCTATTATCAGGCCATTTTAGCCCGAAATCCAACTACCACCGTTTGATCTGGGCTTGACAGCGGGCTATCGTTTGATGCCCACCGCTTTTTTGATTTCAGCATTGACGTAGCTCTTGTCAGCAAGCCATTCGAGAACTATGCTCCGGATCAACGTACTAATGCCGACACGTCTGTTCTCAGCTATTGTTCGAACAAGCGTCGAGATTTCTTTGTCGAGTCGAACTATGTGCCGTTCAGTTTGCGGGTGTCCATTCGTCAAGATGTGACCTCTACGACATGCTTGAGCGTACCAGTCGCATACCTTTCGCTTACCATACCTAATAAGTCGCAGGGTTGTGAGTTTTGACGCGAAGGATTCGACACGGATTTGAAATCTGTAGCCGGTCCGAAAGGGCCTGGACATCGCAGTGTATGGTATGCACGTCGCAGTTCGTTTGATGCTCGCAAACCGAACCGCCCAGACAGCCAGCCAGCCTCGCTTGATGATCTCGAAACCCAGGGGGAGAGCGACCGCCGATATCGCAAGCGACCTTCGAAAATGTTCCGTGACCTACTCCGCTGGGAGCAGCACAAGATCAAAGAAGTCATGACTTTGCTTCGGGCTGAGCAACGTGAGATTCAGAGTCATGGCAAATTTGATCCATTAACTGTCGAACTCATCATGAATGAAGATTCTAGCTTGGCGGATGAGCAGGGCGAAGTTCTCGTTCACCAAGGCGAAGTTCTCAGAGACCCGAAACTGCGGCCGTTCTACATTCATCCTCTCTTGAATCCGAATCGAATCCTTCAGGCAGAGTTCAATTTTACGGACCCGAAACCTGCATGAAAAATGTAGGCGGGAAACGGAGAAATTGAAAGAAGTTGTCACCTGACCAAATTCTAAACGTCGCGCTGGTGCTGGGATCCTACGTTGTAACCGGGATCATCGCAGCAGCCGCCTATGTCTACGTGACGAAGCTTTGGGGCGATCCGCTTGAAACTCGGCGTCGCCTAATTCTGGGAGCAATCGCAGGGTTCTTCTCATATTTCGTCGCGACGGCCATGGCCCCCGACCAAGCCACTAGCCCACTGGCCTATCTGACTGTGGGCGGCGCAGGATATGGCGCCGTTGATTTCCTGTCGGCGCTGCTAAGTAGACGGGCAAATCTGCTAGGAGATGCCGGAAAAAATTGATGAGAGTAGCCGACCAGACTTTCAGTTTCATTCGACAGCAGTATCCCCCTGAGCTCCGGGGAGAGGTCACTGAAGATAGTCGAGTTCGAGTTCTCGTTTCTCTGAAATCCAAAGAGCAATACACGCCGCAGTTCGAAACGCATCTCGCAGAACACGAGCTCTATGTGATAGGTAAGATCTTTGACCATCAAACGCCGCTCTGGATTCTGATTTGTGAGACTCCAATCAAACCCGACGGCGTTCATCCCGGCCTTCGAGCATTGAACGTCTGCGACGTCTGCACTGAGAAAGTCCTACGGGTTACACCGGATTCTGTGATGAGCATTCCACCAACGGACATGACGCGCAGCGGAATTCCAGTGAACAAGGAAGACAGCGGGATTCCGCAGGGCGATGTCAGCGTTCAAGCAACGATCGTGGACATGATGAAAGCGATCGGCGTCGATAAGGTCTGGGCGGCGCTTGGCGACGGAAAATTCGGAGGGGAAAAAGGCGGTTGCCCGGGAGTGAATCTAGCGCACTTCGACACAGGCGCCCCAGCAGTCCAAGATTCACGATTCTGGAACAAGTGGTTTCCACCAGCAAGCCCGACACCGAGCCCGATTCCAACAAGAGTCGTCGTCGCGAAAAGTTTCGCGGGTGGCGAAGGCCCTCAAGATATGCATGGGCATGGAACGAAAACGTTAGCGATCGCAGCAGGGCAGGGATACGGTGACGATAACGCATACAAGGGTTGTGCGTATCGAGCGAATCTTTACTGCTTCAAGGTTCTCGGCACAAACGGAAGCGGCCTCTACTCATGGATGCTCGCCGCAATAATTGACAGCCGCAAATATCCAATCGACGTCTGCACGATGAGCGTCGGAGGCAAAGAAGTTGATCCGCAGATGGAAGCCGCGATCGTAAGTAACATGCAGAACCAGGGACAAATCTGGTGCATCGCCGCTGGAAATGATGGACGATTCGACACGCAGCACCCGCACGAATGGGCCTGCGACCGAAGCTTGGACAGTCCAGGTTCGGCGCTTGAAACATTCTGCTGCGGCGCAACTAGCGGCGGCAACCTGGGAGGTCAACCTGAAGCAGTCCAATCATGGTCCAGCCGTCCACCCTCTCGTGATGGGCGGAGCGCACCGAAACCTCCGCGTGGATCCCTAGTGCCAATCTCGGGTTACACGTTTCAGTTCGGAGTCATGGCCCCTGGCCTGGGCATCGCAACGTCAGCCGGCGACGTCGCGCAGAGCGGCACAAGCTTCGCAACTCCGCCTGTGGCGGGTGTAAACTGCCAGCTAGTCTACGCGATCTGCATCGCCGGCAGTGAGCCGGGGATTCGGCGAACCTATGAAATCATCAAACGTGTTCGAGAGGCCATTCTCCATAACTGTTACGAGCTCGGTTACTGGTCCGGTGGAAGCATAGGCTACACGAAAGATGAAGCCTACTGCATCGAGGCCTGGGGAAGAATCGACGCGTGGGCAGCCCATCAATCACTCGGACAGGGACCGACACCCAGAAAGTTCGGCCCAGCCACAAGCATCCCGTTCGAATTCACAGTGAAGGAAGGACCAACAGATAAGGAAACTGCAAACCTCTCGGCCATATCGGACAAAGGGCAATACATCGTCGGCGATACGGTGACGGTGACAGCGGAGCTTCTCGCAGCGAAAGATTCAGCTCCGATCCCTTCTCGCACTGTTCGAATCGCCATTGAGGATTCCGCTGGAAACCCGACCGTGAAAACCGCGGTTACAGATCAGAACGGGATTGCTACAAGCCAATTCTCATTCGACCAAGCGCAACATTATTCGGGACACGCAGAATTCGATGGAGATCCATGACACGTAGATGACCTACAGCTACACCCAGATTCTAGGATTCCTAGTTCTGCTTCAAGCCTCATGGCTCGTAAGTCGAGAGATCATCCGCTGGATCGCCGACAGGTGGAAAGTCCGACTCTTCATACAACTCAAAGCGGGAGATCTGTCGGTTAAACGATTCATCAAAGCCATGCACATTGACCGCAGAATTCACATGCACCACTACATCTACGGAATCATTCTCGCAGTCGCAGCCGTCGGAATCTTGCTGCTTGGCGAAATCTATCTAAGCGCAATCCTGCTGGGAACAGCGATCGCACTCATCATCTCGGAAAGCAAAGAACTGCTATTGCAGAAGTGGGGCAAATGAGCGATGCACCTAGCGATGAGGAACGGGAATATTTCCGTGTGAAGGCTGCTGATGTGGTCTTGCGAGTCGGCGAACATGAGTCAAGAATCACGACGCTTGAGAAAGGATTCGAAAAGCTAAGCACGCTACCCCAAGACTTCGCAGCTATGCGGGCTGAAGTGAAAACGGGACGATGGATGACAACTCTCCTAGTCCCACTCGTGACAGGCCTAATCGTTCTCCTAGTGCAACTGGCCATCCACCGCTGATGAGAAGCTTGCGAAAACAGAAACGTTCCAAGAAGCACACACGACGACCACACGCGAAGGCCCATACGCGAAGCTCCAAAAAATCGAAGGGTCGGACCGGGGCCCCATCGCGTTCGAAGCAAGCCAAGATGCCGAAGTTGAAGTGGCCGGGTTATAATCTTGACAGTCCGATTCAACTCATCAGGTTCATGCAGCAAATCATCAAGGACACTTACACAGGGAGACTTTGGTATCGTCAGGCTGGCGCTTTGAATGGCGCTATTCGCAACATGATGGATGCTTACGGGATGGGCGATTATCGGCTAGAGGAGATGTCGAAGCGTATTGAGGAACTTGAGAAGGCTACAGGCGTTAGAGGAAAGACTCGGGGAGCTCGAACGATACCGGGCATCGCAACTCCAATTCAAGATACCGAAACCAGCTGATCCCGTCCGATGGGTTCAACGGGTCCGAGTTCTGAAAGGACAACGGTTCAGCTTCCAAGACAGGCCTTACTTGCTGCCGCTGTATCGGGACAGAGCTCGACGCATCATCATCGTGAAAGCCCGCCAGATGGAGATGACTGAGTGGATCGTAAACTGGCTACTCGACAACCTTCTCAGTAACCCGTTCACAGTTGGAATCTACACGGCTCCCAGGATGGATCAGGTGAGCCGTTTCAGCCGCGACCGTTTCCGCCGTGCCATCCTCGACTCTCCCACGCTTCGAGAATTAATGAGCATGGCCCGAGACATTGGAGAAGGCCAATCCGCAATAGGCCGAGTCCCATTCGTCAACGGCTCAATCTGCTACTTGATTTCAGCGTGGGGAGACTTCGGCGCCATCCGAAACATTCCCGCCGACTTCGTGGCGATTGATGAGATGCAGGACGTTCAATCTGAAGCTGTGCCCGTCATCGAGGAAACGATGAGTCATAGCAAACATCGCAGGCTCGCCTCTGTGGGCACAGCCAGCGACGCAGGCAGCCAATTCGATCAGGTTTGGCATCAGTCGGACATGAAGGAATGGGATGACGAGAGCCAAGCTTGGGTGCCGCAGAAACCTGAAAGCCGATTCTGGTCAGGCTACCACATCAACCAGCAAATGGCCGCGTGGATTCGGACGCTCCCCATTGAGGATCCTGACAGCATCGAAGCCAAACGAATGCGCTACTCTGAAAGACGCTTCCTGAACGAAGTCCTTGGGCTGTTCTATCGTGGCCTCGCCAAGCCGCTGCTCACTGAGGACATGCTGGCCTGCCGAGACTTCACCATTGGCCTAACGGAACGACTTGAACCGCCCTACGCCAGCTATGCCGGAATAGATTGGGGCGGCGGACAATTCGCCTTCACAGTCCTCTGGATTATGGCTAAGGACGAACTGGACCGTTGGCGCCTACTCTATGTTCGCAAATTCGACGAACGCGATCCAATGAAGCAGGTCGAGATCATCGGCAATCTCATGGGCATCTTCAACGTGAAACAGGCCGTGGCAGACATTGGATATGGCGCCGTGCAAGTCAGCGAACTACAGAAAAAGTTCAGCTCCCGAGTGATTGGCTGCCAGTACACTCGACGCCCCGAGATTCCATTAGAGCGGAAAGAGCAGGACGAACACGGCCGCAAGATCGCTCAGATGCTAGTTCTCGCCGACCGCTCATTCTGGATTGAAACCGCCATAGACCTAATCAAGAAACGTGACGCCGCAGGTCATCCAACACCGAAGCTAGTCTTACCGTGGGCTAGTCCTGTGGACGTGGAATGGCTCATCGACCACTTCGCATGCGTCGAAATGGAAGAACAGGAAACCATCAGCGGCAAGAAGTATCATCACTACACGCACCCCGAAGGACAACCAGACGATGCATTGCACACCTTCATCTACGCGCTCATCGCTGAAGCCATAGGACGCATCTCAGGACCACTCGCAGTCACAGACCTCTTCGGGTAAGTCATGTCTCTCTTGATGTCAACAGAGCGATTGGAATGCAAGTGGAAATCTTCTACGCTAAGACGAGCGGCCGCATGGTGATCGAGTCCACGAAACCTCGATGCTGCTCCGGATCAGCGGTACAAGCGTAAGCGAACGCGAGCTCAGAACCATCATAACAAATGTCAACAGGGCTACTGCACTTAGGGCATCGGAAGTTGTCGGAGCGCTCAATTGGCAAGGGTTAGTCATGCCACTCAGAGATGGATGAAAGTAATACCTTCCAGCAGGCCTAAAAGTGTTACGTTTGGAGCGTGGTTCGTAATACTTGCCCGAGGAACCTGCATGATTCATTTACCTCACCATTACCATAAGGTGGTCCCATGCCGAAATATGCGACCGATGACGCATTGAACGAGATCGTGGCGGGAGTCCTCAAGTCTGGGGAGTTTCCTGATGCCGAAGATATGCGTGTGAAAGCTGTCTTTGCGAAAGGGTCAGCACCCGCCCACAAGGAAGCAGCATCATGTCGGAAAGTTCCAGCGATTCTCAGACTTGTCGGTGACTATGATTTCGTTCTTGTTTTCTGGACGAATGACTGGAACTCGAAAACCAACGAGGAACGATTAGTTACCGTCTGTCATGAACTCTGGCATATCTCTCAGAATGATGAGGGCCAACCGAAAATCAGACCGCACGGCGGTGACTTCTGCGAACTTCCCGAACACGACATTCACAGCAAAGCCCTCGCCAAGCGAGTGAAGCCTCCTGCGATCATGGCCACGATGCCACGACAAATAACGCTTGATTGAAATGATGGCTTGATGGGACAAATCGCTCTCTGGCATGTTCATGACAAAGCTCCAATACGTCTAGTCAGAACACTCGAAATGTTCGCTGATACAGAATACTTCGGTCTCGACGCGACTGCAAGCATCCGCTCTTACTGGCGAAATCGAAACGCAGCCGGATGGATATTCTTAGACATACGCAGAGAGGTACGGCCCGATATTAGAGCATCCAACGAATTTCTACCGTTCAAAGACCAATCATTCAGCAAAGTGTTCTATGATCCGCCTCACATGGTAGCTGGACGCGGCCTCTGGTTGAACAGCCTTATGAAATTCAGATATGGCGATCTAGCCAAGAAATCTGACCTCGTTCGGAACATCTGCGAAGTAAATCGAGAGTTCGCCCGCATCCTAAAGCCCGAAGGAGAGTTGTTAGTCAAATGGAGTCAGAACAAGACAACGGCCGTAAGATGGGCGCAACTCTGCGAAATGCTCACCAACTTCGAGCTTAAGAAACTGGAAAGCCGACCAAGCCGCTCCGGAAATCCGAACGGCTCCTACGTTATCTTCGGGGAATTCGAGCTCGCTTCCCATATCATGGGCATTCAATCATTAGAACTGCTAGGCAGGTGACTTTATGTCGAAAAGAAAGAAAGCCCTCCCAGAAGAGGAAGAAGAAGTCAATCTAGGATATCATTTACGTGACCGAGACGCAGACGAAGCCAAAGCGCCAGAGGCAACCGTTTCCGTTGAAACCCGAATCGCTGAGACAAGTTCCGCCGGTGTCACGACCAAGCATTGTGTCTTCTGCAATGCAAAGAGCACAGACTTCACACAGCCTGGGAAAGACCTTCGAGGGAAATGGATCTGCCCTGAATGCGTCGTGCTAGTCTAGGGTGATCTGGTTTGCCGAAAGAAGTTCATGTTCCCCATCTTTTCTGCTTCCGCTGTGGTAAGCAGGGTATGGTCTACCAGACACAGGAATCCGTCCAGACACCACGCGGCCGCCTAGAACTCCCCTGGTACAAATGCCGGAACTGTTTCGAACGCTGGTTCGAATACGCTGACTGCCTAGCGTATGTTTTCGCTTCAAGCACAGGCCAAACCCAACTACCCACTGTTGCCGAGACTGAAAAGTGATGAGCCGTCAGAGAAGGAAACATTTCGAGAGGATCCACACGAAACGAGCGAAAGCTGGATTTCCCCGTGTCAGCCCAAGCATTCTCCATAATGACGGAACCATTGAAGCGGCGCCACAGCAACGATACAGAGTCGTTCTCTCCCCGAGATTTCAAGATCAACTGCGAACTCTAAGCTCAACGGACCAGCAGGAGATCATGGGGGCTGCCGAGAAACTCGCGGAGAATCCCTACCGAGGCAGGCGAATCATCGCCTCTCCGTTCGAGCGTATTCATGACTGGCTTCTCTGGCTCTGGCATGAACTGAGATTTCGTCTCCGAATCTAAATCACGGTCACAGCTTATTCTGTGCGCATATTAGTTGTTAGAATGAAGCACGGTTAGTTCGTCGCAGCCCAGCGGCGAACATACTGTGGCAACCGTCGCAGACACTTCTCCGTTAATTCAAGCAAGTTGAGGTCGGTTCATTTGTACTCGACCATCATACCGGGAGTTGAGTTCACGCATTCTATGATAGAGGCTGTCCCGATATTCCCATTCATCAGCCGATAACGGCAAGCCTCTGTAATGAGTCCTAGAGATTAGATCAAGCGCCATCTCACATTGCAGATTCTTGATTTTCAAGAACGGAGCAATGGCATGAAGCAACCGCCCAGCTTGCTTGGCGACTACGGTGTATTGCCAGTTATCGTGCAAAACCCTAACGTGCTTGGGCCTATTTCGGTTTAGATGAATATTGCCACCGAACTCGGCCTTGACCTCATCCAAGACTTGCCGACAATTGTTCGAGATTTTCACCTGAACGATGTAATGGTATCCTTTGCGAGTGGTAGCGCCTCGTTGACGGGCGATTATGATTGAACCTTCTCCGTCAATGAATCCGGCGAGATATGCTGGGTGAATCATGGTCACAGCTTTGAGAGCTTTGACAAAATAACTGAGAGAGGTGAGTGAAAGAAGTTTGGTTTCAGCACTTCGAATAGCTAGTGCTGACCCCCTAGTTCGGGACCGCTTAAACCGTCTAGAGGATAATACCGTGACCAAAGGCGTAAGGGCTTAGGGCCCCGCTAAATGGACACGATTTATCCTTGGTGGTGATTGCGCTCAGTTAATTCTGACGCAACTACAAGGACGAGCGCGAATTCCCGAGGCGGGCTGTAATGACAGAAAGCCTCTGCGATTAATCGCACAGGCCTGGATTGGTTTTACAATCCGCTGAAGGGTCAGCCTCGGTATGTGGACGTGTATCGGCTTAGGTCACTTGCCGCGTCTGAATGGGTTTCAATGTGTGTCATGACGATTATTGAAGAGGTTGCTCAGATTCCGTGGGAGATCATTCCGAAGGATCCTGCGATTCGAGATTCACCGCCCGAAGATGTCCTAGCAGACATTGAAGAAGCCACCTATTTCTTCAACAATCCTAACGATAACAAGGGCGAAACTCTGAACACGCTTCTTCGAGCGCTCATACGTGACAGCCTAGAACTTGACGCAGCCGCATTTGTGAAAGGCTTCTCACTAAACAGCTATGTGCAGCATCCCGCAGGCGGATTCGAACTTAAACCCAAAGGCCAAAGACAACTCAGCGAACTCTTCTGCCGCGACGGCGCCAGCTTCCTCAAAGAAACCGATGCGAACGGCATCGAATACCGTTACTGGCAATACTCGTATTTGCATCCCGCCGTCGCACCAATCGAGTTCGACGTGAATGAGATTGCCTATGCGATGCGTTACAACCGCTCGTACAGCGTCTATGGTTGGGCTGAGATTCAAAGCGCCGAAACAATTCTGAACTGTCTCATCAACTCGGCTTTCACGAACGCGACGATGTTCCAAGAATACGCTGTGCCAAGCGGCATCGTGAGCTTCACAGGCAACGAAGAAGATGAGCAAAGACTCAAAGAATACTTCCGAACAGAAATCAAGGGACGATTCCACAAAGTCGCCATATTGAACAAAGAGGCGAAGTTCACTCCATTAACCTACACGAACCGAGACTTGGAGTTCATCAAAGGCCAAGAATGGTTCGCTAAAATTATGTGGGCGATCTACAAACTCACACCAAGCGAAGTCGGCTTTACCGATGATATTCGAGCTACAGGCAAAGCCATGTCCGCTCAAGGCACAATCCAAAAACGCAAAGCCATCCTGCCACTACTCAGACTCCTAGAACAGATCCTCAACAATCAAATCCTGAATGAAATTTCTGACCGCATAGTTTTGTCGTTCAAATATGTTGACAAGGAGCAGGAAGCTCTCGATGACCAGATGGATTTACAGAAGATCCAAGAGGGCTTACTGAAAATCAACGAGTACCGTGCACGCAAGAAGCTGGGGGCGCCTGTGAGTTGGGGTGAGAAACCCATGCAGATAACCCTAGCAGAACTCAAAGCTCAGGAGCCCAAATTATTCGGCTCCCAGCCAAGAATGAATCCGCATGAAGGCATTCCAACTGGACCGGAAGAGAGTTTACCGAAAATACCTCTCACAGCGGAAGGCCAAGCCATCATTGAAGGCGCTAAGGCCTGGGGCGGAGTGCCAAGTGAAGGCTACGATTTCGCTGAAGGCTCACTCGGCGCCAACGACCTCTACGCAGCTCCCGTTCTGACATGGGATAATAGAACTGGACAAGTGAAAGTTCTCCCACAAGCCACACTGATGATCCCAGGCCGACGCTACGTGAATCGCCAAGGCGAAATCTTCGAAATCCCCGCTAAGAAGCCTCAACCTGTCAAGCCTTCGCTTCCGCAGAAAACAGGTGCGAAACGAGCTTTCAAGGACAGCGCACATGATGTTCTGAAACAATACCTCAAACCTAGAAGAGAACCTTTCATCGGTCCATACGCCGGAGTCAACAAGCCAAGACCGAAGCATCCAACAGCAGTAGGCGGCTCACCCACTGAATCCTTTCGTCTAGGCGACCTACTTCCCGGGGAAAGCTCAGAAGAAACTGAACGTGCCAGACAATCAGTAGCGCAATCACAGAAACCAGCAGCACGCGAGAATCTCGCCAGCGACAAAGATTACCCGATGGGCGCGTTAGGTTACAGGCCCGATGAACCTGTCAGAGACAACGACCTCGGCCCAGAACAAACTCGTGAGCAGATCCATCAAGGTCGCGTGAACAGGGAATATGAGCGACCCACGAAACCCTTCGGCCCCGTTCATGACACGGACACGCAACGCACAGGTCCTAAAGACTCCTACCAAGGCGGACCCGGAAACATACATGTCTACCCGCGACGGCAAGGCGGCCGCATACGCAAAATCGGCCATCCGCCACCCGGCGAAGGACCACAGTCAACAGGTGAAGTTTGGCGTGGCAAACAGCAGCGGAAAGAGAAGGTTGACCTGCATCGAGGCGGGATGGGTGCACATCGCTGGGAAAGAGACGAAACCAATGTGCCCATCGCAACTGTAACAGAAGAATCCGACGCCCACATAGATCCGCACTACATGAAGAAACCTTACCCGGGCCGACATCGAGAAATCACAGAAGGCGGCGGCTACGACGTCGAATCAAGAATCGTTCCCACACGAGCCGACAGCCCGAAGATCATTGACGCCTCGAAACCCCACGCCGATAGACAGAAAGGGTTAGTTCCGAAAGCGAAGAAGCGAACAAGTCAACCTGACAACGCTCCAATAGCTCCATTAGCTAAGCCAAGAGAGAACTTGGATCCTACGGGCGGAGCAGGCACAACGCAATCCCCAAGATTGAAACCTACTCCGACAATTCCACGCCCAGGAACAACTTATCCCCGCGACGTGCCACCTGTCGAAATGGCCACATCTCCAAGCGGAGCCAAATATGTTCTCAGAGACAAACGGGGAGCTCCACCACCATTCAAACCCGCTGAGAGCACGCACACCGGAAGCCTCGGCCCAGACCATCGAGAAACCTTGGGCTATTTGGAACGTGACTTATCGAAAGTTCACGATGACGTGCAAAGAAGCGCGTTTGCTCCCAAAGCCCGCAAGCAAGTGAACGCGTATGATGCTCGACAGGAATGGAAAGGCGGCCGACTTGAAACCCATCTCATCCCAGCACCCAAGAAATCTGACATTCAGAAGCGAAGAAAAATGCAACTAGCCAACAAAACAGTAATCGGCCCAGAACATGGCCATCCACCAGTCTTTCAGGGTTCAGTGGCAGCGGAACGTGGATTAGCTCGGAAACTCACAGAGATTATGAAAGCCTTCCGCGCTGGGAAGCTCAGCAGAGAACAATCGCTCAGCGAAGGCGTCAAAGCTATCGATCAGAACCAGGCCCGCATCACTGAAATCGCCCGCAGCAAAGCCGGACGCCTAATCGGCAAAGAAATCTCAGAGCTCGCACCCGAAGTATCACGCCGCCTAGAACAAATTAGAACTCAAGCAATAGGCGACTTCGAGAACATACTCAAAGACGCAACAACCAAGTGATTCAAATACTCATACCACAGCATTACTTCACTCTCCCACAATTAGGGTGGGGCTGGCAGCTCAGCCCGCAATGAGGGATACGACCGGGGCCGAAGGGAAATCGCTCTGAGCCTAGTCGCGTGAAATCTCGCATCCAGCGAGAAAGTACCGCGTGAGTTACGGTTCAGCTCTCTCGTGAGAGAAAGGCGACTAGCCGGTGTTAACGGACGTGCCTCGGATTACGGTCTCATTGGTCGGGGCCCTGTGCGCTGGAAACGCAACAGCCCCATCCGCCCAGATCTTGCCTGATCCCACCTAGTCCTCAATTGTAGACCGTGTGGCAATTTGGACACATTTTCGTCCCTGTAACACCGACTGGCCTAAGCGACGTTCCGCATTGGGTACAGAAGCTAGTGGCCTGCGGTGTTGTGATCGGAACTCTCACAGGTGGTTGACTCACAGGGGCAACTTGCTTCTGCTTTCTTCGCCTAGCCCACTTAACGACCTCTATAACAATTGCAACTGGTAGACTGAAGTAGAACAGGGCTCCGAAGAGGTACACCAATGTCATCATCCCGGGATCTACATGACCACTACCAAACTCGCCTGCCGCCGCAACTGCGCTAAACAATACCCACAGTACACCGCCGCCAATCATGGCGATGAAACCCCACCCAATGGGTCGCAAAATATCCGACCAATTTCAATCATCAAGTCGCGGCATAAGAGGGTTCTGTTACTCCCAAGTGACCGACCCATTCGAAATCCGGTCCAGTCATTCTTGAGGATGCTGAATGTTTCGTTATCGAGTCAATTTCTTCGTAGGTGCCATCTCGAATGATACACAAAGACTTCGATCCGAAGAACTGTCGAACCAACAATCATCGAGTTGTAAATCAGGGCCACGCAGTTTGGGATTTCTTAGAGACCATCAATGAGGGCACGCAATGGTTCTGTCATGATTGCCAAGTCATGTGGATGATAGTTGAGAAATCAACGGACGTGCGAGATAAGATTCCCTTCGATGTCTACATGCGAACGAAAGAAGCAATCACGCGTTCAATGGTAGCCTGCGGCGATCTTGAACCGCATTACATGGAACAAGAAGCTCTTCTCAACTTGAGGTATCTTTTCGATTGACTAAGGAAGATTTGGTGCATTGTTCCGGTATCGCGTAAACTTCTTCGGCGAATACTGCCACGACTTCACCCCAATAGATCTACGCGTCATGATAGGTCTGAAGCTGGACGGTCTACTTGGCAAGAAACTGTCGTATGTTCGATGAGTGGCAGCTCTGCCCTCATGGAAGCAACTACTTCACCCATGAACCAGAACAACTAGCTGCAAGTTGAGCTACTCATGAGATTGAAAGCCTTTGAAATGCAATCTATGCTCGTCATCACCGTCGAAGTAATCGGCCTCAAGATAAATTGCCCAGAATGCAAACGCCCTCTCTACATTGGAAAGCCGTTGGTTACTGGCGAAGATTTGGTGAAGGCTTACGTTTTCCACAGTGACAAACACGGCTGCAACCCCGACCGCTTACACTTCGAACTCATGACCCGAACCATACCTGAAGCTGATATGGGTTGAGCGTGCCCGTTGAAGATTTCTGGAAATCTCTCAAAGGTTTGCTTGCTCGCCTAGCTGACCTAGCGCATCACTTAACATGGAGCAGCGTGAACACAGCCATCCGTGAACAACTTGCAGTAGTCGAGGATGACTTTCAAACCGTAACCGGGGAACCGTCAGGCCGCAAACTCAACTGGACAACAATGGGCGATGATTTGGTTTGCGACATCTGCGAAGAGAACGAAGGCGAATACGAACTCGATGACGACTTTCTCCCAACCATGCCCGCGCACGTCAATTGCAGATGTTACTGGGAGATTATAGCTGAATGATTCAGCTTCCTAAGCGCTGCTGGTCGGAGATTTGACCGCTTGAAAAATCTCAGCTTCCTTTAGGTCAGTCTGTTTTCCAGTTTTGTCTAGAATGTATCCTTTGAACTTGATGGCTGGACGGCCCTGCTTTCTTGTACTGAATCCCAAGATGAACATGTACTCCTCTTGAAGGGGGAAAAAGAGCCCTACTGAACTGATTCTCTTTTTAATGCCTTCCATCAGATCGTTTTCGTCTCCAAGATTCGGATAGAAGATTCCAACTTTCTGCTTGGCTCTCAAATCAACTAGATGTGCAACTTCATGAGTGAGAAGTTCGTTCACGTCTGTCCCGTGCTCATGCTCCAAGGCGAAGACTAACTCCTGCCAGCGGCCACGCCAGACCTGATCTACCAGCATATACTCGCGAATGGGTTCGGCCGTCTCTAACTTGGCTTGCTCTGCAAAATAACTGAGAACCAATTCCGTCCACTCGGCTTCGCTCATATCCCATCTGATTTTTTGATTGAAGTGATTAGAGAAATCCGAGAATAAAGTAGAAAAATAAACCAATTCGGCATCGGAATATCTCTGTCGGGGATCCAGAATAAAACGCTTAGGCCGTGGTCGTCTCGCTTCCGTTCAAGATTGAGGCGTTCCCTTTGGTTGATATGAGTTTGGTAGAGGCAATTCTCGAAGTCAAACGTGCGCCCACTCATGGCGCTATGCCCGAGGATCTGAACCCGAACAAGTTCAAGCAACGAGCGGCCGCCGCTGGCTACCTTGCGAAGCATGGCACCATCATGGAGCTCTACGCTGGCGATGGAGACCTTAGCGAGAAAGTCTATTCGAAGCTGAATCCTCGCCGCATGGTTCTAGTTGACGATGATGAGCAAGCGCTTCGAAAAGCCAAAAGCCGACTAGCAGATGTTGGCGTCCCTAAATACTTCTATCCGATGAACAATGAGAAATTCATCAGAGAGAAAGCTCGCCTATTCAAAGACACGACACTCGTAGACTTCGACGCTTACGGCTCTCCTGGGAGAACCCTCCAACTTTTCTTCGACCACTTCAAAGTCCGACACCCCATGATCGTAGCTATGACAGACGGTTTTCCAATTCACATTCACAGGTGGAAAGATCCAAGCCCGAGCGCCATTAACGGACCCGCAGACACAGATTACATAGAGATGTATTCACTGAAGAGTTGGAGAGCGCCGGTGCTTGGCGAGATGTGCCAAATGCATGACGTAATGATGAAGAACATTGGTCGCAGATTTCACTTCAAATCTTGGCGCATCAACAGAGCCTTCGGCGGCCAGTCTGCTCGAGTGATTTACGCAGCTTATTTACTAAGGCCTCTTGCACGATGACCAATTACGTTAGAGGCCGAGCCGCTGAATACAAAGCCATCAAGATACTGCGCTCCAAGAACTTCCTTGTCCTTCGCTCTGCCGGGTCACATGGCCCATGCGATCTAATTGCAGCAAGCCCCGACGGTGAACGATTCGTCATACAAATCAAATCTGGCAATGCGAAGCCCACGCAACATGAACGAATCGCATTGAAGTTTCTGGCTTCACGATTTCAGGCCAAAGCCCAAGTCTGGATCTTCAAACCGAGACAACCATGCCAAGTTGAAACTCTATGACAATAGCGGTGCCCGTTGCACGCTGTTTCATCTGTGGACATCTCGAATCGGATTTCAAGACGAAAGGGCTCTGGGTTGCTGGGAAATGGCATTGTCCGAACTGCGTGAAGAGGCTTGCAAATCGGCGGGAGAATCTCTGGGCCTATCGCTCGGAATGTTACACTTGCGAGTTCTATCGTGTGAATATGTTCGGCGGCCTCAGCTTACCCGATGAACCTGAAAACCAACGCTATATCTGCCTCAAATTCGAAGCCAAACAGAATTGCATATACGACGAGCCGCAACCACCAAAAGCTCAATCATCGACACCCACTCAACCGACAGGGACATCGCCACCACTTCCAGTTCTGAAACAGGAAATGAAACCGCCCATCCCTGAATCGCTCCCACCGAAGCCTCAATCCATCAGTCTGCTCAGCGCTGTCTCAAAGCTCCCTGCGCGGCCCCATGTTGAGAGTCCAGCACCGAAACGGCGACCTCCGCCCAGAAGGCAAAGGCGCCCAACATGAGTTTCCCTGATCGGCGTCGGAAACTCTCAACCCGAGATTATGTAACTCTGAAGCTGGCGAGTGAAACCCACAGCATCGGAGAACTCAGCAAAATCTTCAAGATACATGAGAACTGGGTTCGCAGGATCCTACGTAGCCCGAATCTGCGCTGTCCAATCTGCCGTAAATGGAAGCTGCGAGGAACCATTTTCAAGAGTGAAACAAATCCCGAGCATTTCCTCTGGATTTGCCGAGACTGCATCAAAACGGAATGCGCCTAGATGTCTCAAAAATGCTTCGAATGCGGTTGCCTATTTCAACACGGGCGATGCTTGAACGGACACTGGTATTGCGTCATCTGTCTGGCCATGTTTGGTTTCGGTTCTTGGCGTGAATTTCTCTCGTGAAAAATAGTGTAGTTAGGCAAGCCATACCTCTCTTTTACCATACAGCGGAGCATGTAGCTAATGCCAAAAGTACCCCCGAAAAAGTGGTGGAATGAGAAGTATCGGGAGATCAGCGCGGGCTTACGTAAGGCTCATCCTGATTGGACAAAGGACACGCTTGCTGAGCGAACAAGGGCGACGGTCGGTAACATTTGGCATAATGTCATGACTCCAAGCCAGCGGAGAACCCGAGTTTCGGAAGCTGAACGTAAGAAAGCATTCTATGGAATTCTTCGAAAAGCTGGGCTTGGGAAAATTGCGGCTTACAATCTTGCGGTTAGCACAGTGAAAGACTTCGGCGGTTGGACTTCGCAAAATCTGGATTGGGAGCGCGGATACCGGGAAGGCGAACGAAAAGAGGAAGATCGCGAGAGAGGAATCCAAGTTCAACGCTCAAGACAAGCGCAACTCGACAAGAAGCAGACTCACCAACTAGAGCGCTACACAAACCCCGAGAACCCGGTTCGAATTGAACAACGCAGAGAAAGACGAGCTGGACTAGGCTATCGAGCTGGCGAACGAAAAGAGCAACATCAAGAACCTGGGACAGTTGTAGCAAGCGTGGCCAGGGGCAAGGACCATCTCGGCCCCTTAGCTGACCCTGAGTTTCACGGCGAACCATTCTACGAAGACGCAGAGGAAGAACCGACCTATGTTGATCTTGGCGACGTGGTTGAAGGCAAAGCCAAAGTTCAGAAGCAATTCTACGGGCGCCCAATCGTTCTGCCGCTGAAAATCAAACGATACTCACTCTTCATGCCCTTCGAAGTCAAAGTAGCCACGAAATCTTTCGGCGAAGTTCGGAAAGGCGATTTGATTGTTGAAGGTTTCGTTAGCGCACCAATCAAAGACCTACAGGGCGATGTTCTCGAAACCCCAGCTATGGTTGAAGCTAAAGAAGCGATGGTTCGAGCACCACACAACCTAGCGTGGTTAGACCATGAATCACCTTATGCGAAACCGCTTGAGAACCAAACCACGCCCCCGATTGCGAAATGCATTGAATCTAAGATTCTGAAGATCGGCGGATTACCCGCCCTCTGGGCTCAGTGGCTTGTCAACAGAGCTCATCCGAACTTCAAACAAGTCGCTTACGAGCTGAAGAACGGATTCTACAACGCCATGAGCATGGAGTTCGTGCCCATTCGTCAAGGACAGAAATGGATTGGAACGAAACTCGTCAACGCCATTTCCAGCATCAAGTATTTTGCGACTTGCTTTGTGCGAGCGCCTGCGAATGAAGTCGCAACCATAACCCGAGTCTACGAGAAGGCGTTCGCAAATTCTTCACGGTTCTTGCCCATTCGTGTCAAAAGCACGCTTGGGTTTGGACAAACCGTAATTGAGAAAGGAGAGATTGGAAAATTGACAAAACGAAAGGAAGCGGAGCCCGAAAACGAACCAGAACCAGAACTTGAACCAGAACTAGAGCCAGAACTCGAAGCAGAGCTTGAACCTGAAGTAGAGCCTGAAGCTGAACCTGAGCCTCGACGCAAAGCCCGCGTGAAAGAAGCGGAGCCTGAACCTGACAGCGAATCGGAAGATGACGATGGCGACGATGGCGACGATGACGGGACACCAGAATTTCCCTACTCGCGTAAGGACTACGACCGGGAAACCGGCCACGTTGCACCTGAAAGGGCAACAACCGCGATAGGTGAATGGGGAGATCCCGCCCTCGAAAAAGGCCGCGCCGCTATCAAACGCATCAACCGAATCGAGAAGTATCTTGGCGAGAGCAGTAAGGCCATCAACAAAGGCATGAACGTGCTCTACGGCAACGAACTTCACCTACGATCCCAAGCACAACGACACACTGCATTCTTGAAAGCCATCGCGAAAGCGGTAGGCGTCGAAACGAAAGGAATCGACGAGGACACCCCTGAAACTCTAGGTGTCTACGAAGATTTCACCACGATAACCGATGAGCAGAAGCCGCCTGAAGTCAAGCCGGGCAAATTGAAGCCACGCCCGCAACGTTTCATCAGCACCTTCCCAACAGACGATGAGGACACTGAGGACGCTGAAGATCAGGAAGTTGGCGGAGAACCCGTCGGCGTCAAAAGTCTACAGCGCTACGTCAAAGGACTCGTCAGAAAAGTCGTTGACGAAACAATTCAGAAGAAGATTGTTGTCCGGAAAGGTTACGCGGAACACGCGGGACCAGTGCCGGAGAGCGTTCGCAGAATGCAAGCCATCCAGCAGGACGATGGCAGCCTAGAATCGCAGCTCGCAGTCGTTGAAGCAGGAGGTCAATAGAAAAATGAGCCACCTGAAATTAGTTGACCCCGAAGAAGCCAGAGCCGCAGGAGCAGCAGCCGCAGGAGAATCTGCTCGACCATACTACAGCACAGTGGACAGAGCACTTCTAACACCGCCCGTTCAAGGCGGAACACCAGCAAGCATCCTCGCAGGCCTAGTTGGATTAGCAGCCTTCCCTGAAGGCACAGTAATCTACGAAGGCCTCAAAGACAACGGGGAACTCGGCAAAGACTTCCGCAACATGTACCTCGGATGGATCAGGAAGAAGATGCGTCTACGCAGCCTCAGAACCAAAGGCTTCCTAGACTCCACTAGCGCCATCGTGCACACGACAACGGACCAGGAAATCATAGATACCACACGCCGAGAAACGCCACTCTTAGAACTCATCGCCCAGGAAACTGCCCGAGGCAAAGTCGCCAACTACGACGTGCTAACCGCGAGAGCATCAGCTTTCGGTGTGAGTGAAACAACCGCAGCCAAAACGCCAGGTAGCGACACATACGTAAACGCCTCGAAAACCCTAGGCATCTTCACAGCATGGGGTGGATGGACTGACTTCGGCTTAGCTGCAATGGCAAGCCAGTACCCAACCCGTGACGCCAGAGCCATCGAAATTCGCAACAAGACTTGGAGCCTCAACGAAACTGATGAGAACGAAATCCTCAACGGCGGAACCACGCTTGAATCAGCGTTCAACTCAGGCGGAGACAACCTAGGATTCAACGGTATTCGGGCCGAGATAATCGGCTCATCCGGAAGCTACGCACAGCTACAGTCGAACCTGAACGGCGCAGATGTCTCAGACACCGACATTGACAACATGATCGCGCAAATGGTCCTTTTGAACGTCAAACCGAACCTAGCCATCACGGACTTGCTGACATGGCAGAAAATCAAGCAACTGATGATGTCCATTGTCCGGTACATGAATCCGGAAACGGAAATCGCTTGGGGCCTCAAAGCACTCGCATGGGCAACAGCTTACGGTGTCATGCCCTTCATAGGCAGCAAGTTCATGCCCATCACAGCAGGCAGCCGAGAAATCATCTTCTTGGACACCAAGTTCCTCGCGCAAAGGCTACTCTTGGACAGTACGATGGAGATGCTTGCGAAAGTCAGCATACAGCAACCGTTCGTCATCAAGCGATTCTTCAACTTCATAGACAAAACAGACTCGATCCCGCCAGCGTACACGTACAACACGAACCCGACCACAACGACCGCTACCTCGAAGATGGGCCGCATCTACAACTTAGCATAGGAGCTGACTGTAGATGCCCGGCTTTATTCGCGGAGCCAGATTCTTCATCCACGCATTTGCCTGCCTGTTCTTCACAGGCACATGGACAGCCACACTCGTCTCGTTCGTAGCTTTCATGCGGAAAACCGCCGCAGCCCAAACCTCAACAGTGGTCATGCCTCTCGAAATGCAGTTCAGAATTCGACCCGGCTCAAAAATCAAAGTGAACCGGATACGATTCTACTACACTGTTGCAACAGCAGTCCTAACAGCAGCCATCGTCTTCCGACTTAGAGTAGGAACGCTGCCTGCCGATGGAACGGCTGTGTCAAGCGCAGCGGTCACGTCAACAAAAGACATCTCCGACGCGACATCTCTAGCAGTAGGAGACCACACTTGCATAGTCACGCCAAGCTCAGATGTCTATGTCGGCGATGGCCAATGGGTTCACTTAGAAGTGGACTTCCCAGCAGCCGCCACAACCGTTCTGGACTTCAAAGGCGCACTCGTAGAATACACCGAGCCACCGCAATACTAGGCTCAGTAAATCCTTCCCCGCTTTCTTCCCGAAACTATCGGGGCTTTACGCCCTCGAACGAATAGAAGAGAAACCCAGAGGAGAGAATAAGAAAATATGACGCCGCCTCAAGGCACTAAAGGCCCACGAATCATAGCATTGAAACGGTTCGTTGAATTTGCAGAAAGAGGCATAGCCTTCCGAGCAACAATCGGCAAGCAAACATTCAGCGGCGGCGCAGACATATTCTACCTAGCCCCACAGACAGGGGCCCGCCTCAGAATCAACAAGATCATTTTCGTAACAGATACAGGGGCAACCGCAGTTTTCCTCTACGTCATCACTGACCCGACAGGAACAATTACAGGCACGACTGTAACGCCGCTAAATGCAACGGCAGGAGAAGGACAGACATCAGGCGCAACCTGTTATAGAGCAGTTGGCGGAGTCTCAACGAAAACTAACCTGCATGTCGGTGTCCCTGTCGTAGCTGGTCAACAAGTAGTCTTAGACTTCGACAGCACGTTAATCATTGACCAAGGCCACAGCCTACTCATCTCAATTGACTTGGCAGGCACAAGCATACCAGTTGGTTTAGTCGTGGAATACAGTGAAGAAGGCCGCTAAGCCTGTAAATGGAACAGAAACCCCTAAATTGTCATACTGTAACCCATTGGTAAAGGTGCCCATGATGAAAAGAGCCCTAATCGTCATACTGCTCTTGGTCTTGGCTCTGATTCCTTCAGTTCACGCTCCAATCCAAAACCCAATTCTCACAAACGGAGACACACAGAGCTATATCGCCTACCTGAATACCCTCAAGAACACCGTAACCGAGACGCACATTTCGACATCGCTTTGGACAGGTTACAGAGCCTTCCCAATTCTCGACAGCACAGGCGGAGACTACTACAACTATTGGGCTGACGACCAAGGCAAGATATTGCTCGCAGCGAACGAACTTCAAGACTTGACTCTGAGATCGACTGCCAGCGACTTTCTGATGAGAAACCATCTCGATACACCGCAAGGCAGCTTCCTAGTAGGGCGTCATGTAGACAGCCATCTCTATCGAAACGTCTCTACAGGCGATATTCTCAACGTGAACTATTACGCCACAAACTTCATGATCGCAGTCGTCAACGGCAGCGCACTTGAAGGAACCCGAGTTTACGAGCGAGCAGTCACATTAGGCCCTGTCTGGAATAACAAGACCGGAAGCACTCAGACACCGCTTGACATAAATTCGCCTTTCACAGTTGACATTGCTCCAACTGAAGTCTGGTTCGGCAACGATACAAGCCACCTGAGACGAATCGGAATAGGTGGAACCTCACCGTCTACGACGTCGGCGCTCACTCTGATTGAGAACATTCCGACAGCAGGCTTGCCAGCAGAACGAGCGAACTACACCATTCGACGTGTCGTGACTCTCGTAGACCCTCTCGGCTTGATTTCAGGCGTGACTTTGACGGTTGACACGACGATAACGCTTTGGCGTCCCTATGCGACCATCTCAATGTATGTGACAAACGGTTCAGGCGGCAACATAGTTGTCTCGAACATGACGCTTGCGTTTGCGTCGAACGACCACTATATCCCCTACGTGCCATATTTCTACTGGCAGAAACTAGCAGACGGTTCAGTGACTTCGCCGAATCCTGTTCTGCTCTACAGAGGCGTGAACGTAACTTTGTGGAGCGGTGGATCCCAACCGACGTCTACGCTGTTCACGGGCTTTCAGACACCGGAATTCGCAGACAAAGGCTACGAGGTCTCCATGCTGAATACTCAGCTCTCAAAGATCAGATACACATATGATTTCGGCCACAGTCTGCAATATACCGTAAACACGTCTAACGTTGTCGTGCCTGATTCAACCTCAACCAGCTCAGCGGTTTTTCTAGCGACACCTATGGATAAAACCGATTGGTCGTCTGCTGCTGCAATTCTGAACCAGAATGACTTAGCCATCCCTGACGGGTGGACTCTAGCCATGCCAGGTTCATGGGGTTTGATACTTCTAGCACTCGCTCAATACGGACAACTCACCCACGACCAGCAAATTCTCACACGAGCTCGAGCTCTCTGGAATTTCTACAAGAACGACGTAGACTATCGACTGGCACCAACATGGATTCCTGAGAACCCGAAGCATTCGCCTGTTCTATACTTCCGCAGCGCCTACACATTCGCATTATCCGGCCTAATCCTGAACCCAGCGAACTCAACTTATCTTAGCGAAGCCCAGAATGTAACGCAGATAACGATTCTTCAGCAACAGGACGTGAATCCTGCAAGCGCAAACTACGGCGGCCTACCCTACGCACTTGAAGAAAACGGCTGGGCCTACGCTCTACTGTTGAAGCTCTACATGGTGACGGGTCAACGCAGCTACCAAACCGCAGCTCACGGGATCCTCAACGCTATCAAGACCAATCAAGGTTTCACATCTGACACTATGACCTCTTGGCCGAACACTGTGAGCTCGTGCACTCAATTTCTCCCAAGCGTCTACGTTGCGAACACCGACGGTTCATGCAGCAGCGCATTCTCGAACCATCCTCAGAACGTTTTCAGAGCCAGCGAAATGACCTACGGTTTCATTCTCGGTTCAACTTTCGAAGGCACAGGCTCACTCTTCCTCTACAATAACACCGCAGTTCTCAGCGCGGTCTCGAACATTTGGAAGATGAGTTACTCACAGTCTGTTGGAATAGCAGTAGACGCTCGCTATGCGAGTGATCTAACCGGACAATCGAATACTGAAACACAACCTCTTGGGATGCTTGGCCTTGCGATCTGGAAGCAGCTAACCTTCAATCACACCGTAGGCGTCTACGTTGAGAAAGTCACGGGTGCCACGTTGACAGTCTTAACCTACAACACGAACGGCGGCAACATGACAATAACCCTCCAGGGCCCAAGCACAGGCGGATCGGCCACGGTGAAAGTTTACAGTCGAGACGTTCAACCCACAGTCGCATTCATCACGGGTACAGGAACCCCGTCATGGTCTGCTCCGTTCCTAACTGTCACGGTTACGTTGACTGGTTCAGGCGCAGGCAAATTCATAGTCATTAACCCGAACAATCCCGTAGGACCGGAGCTTCCTCTAATCATTGGTGCAGTGGCCGCAGTCAGTGTTGTTGTGGCTGGGGTAATAGTTGTGACCCGGCGTAAGGTGCAGAGCTCATGAGTCTACAAATCCAAGACCAGTCAGGCCTAGTTCTAACCGCGCTGAAACAAGATGTAGTCAGCCCAGGCTATCGCACATTCATCCTGAAGAACATTGGCACTCCCGTACTGGACAATTTAGCAGCGCAGATCATTGAAGCAGGTGTCGGTTCGGCGGATGCTTCGCAGCTCGCTAACCGAAGCATCGTGAGCATGACATTCACAAGGCTATCCACCGGCCTAGCTGAGACGCAGTATCTCGGAGTCAGCCCTCTTTCGGTTCTCACAGAGGACCCTGCGGAGATCTCCCCAATTCTCTTGAACGGGTGGCTTCAACTTAGCGCTGACACATTCCGTTGGGCTAACAAGCTACTTCTCCCAGCACTCGCCGTAGGTGAATCCCTTCAGCTTTACAGTCGATATTCACGGCCTGCCTACGCAACCCCCAACACCTTCCAATTCACACTTCAGAATATTGCCACAGACACTTTGCAGAACATGGTTCTTACAGCACAGGGTAGCGACCTGCTCAGCTTAGATGGCGTAACATTCACCGCTTCACTGAATCTTGGAAACCTAGCGCCAGGAGTCCAGAAAACTATCTACGTGAAGAGTTACGCGATTGACCCGGGAAAGTTGGGGCCAGCGCAGATTCAAATTCTGCAAACCGGAAAGCCTCTGAGCAGTCTACCTTTCGACGCGATCGGATTCGGCCGCTACTACTGCTCCCCGAGCGAAGTCAAGAACTACGTCACAACCATCGATGTCTCCGTTGTCACAACTGATGAGGAAATTCGTGACCTCATATTCCTGTCGGCGAATGAGATTGACCGAGCAACCCGCCGCCGCTTCGATGTTGTCACGGTCACGGAACGCTACGATGGAGTAGGCCAACAGAAACTTGTCTTAGACAACTATCCAATCGTGAGCATTCAAGAAGTCAAAATCCGAAACCCAGACAATCAAGTTGTGACCGACATCAAGAGCACTGACGCCAATTTTGCAAGCGAACTCATCATAGACAGCAAGAACGGTTTCATCACGTTACCCTCAGCAGGGATTCCGATGTTAGGCTCGCAACTTGGAGCTTTAGGTTGGTATCCGCCCATCTACGCGTATCAGCCTTTCCCAGCCGCAGGCGTACCCTTCGATTACACAACGCACTTCGGGCGTGGCATCGCGAACATTGAACTAACCTACACTTACGGCTTCCAGGTCCCGCCGGAAGGCATACGCGACGCCTGCAAGAAGATGGTTGTCATTGAACTTCTAAAGAAGAAAGGTGCATCGGATTCGCAGGGAGCCGCCACCATCACACTAGCCGGTATGTCTGAAACCTTCGCAACCCGAGGCGGAGCAAGCGGCGGATCAGGACCATACGGCCACATGATTGACGAACTACAAACCGATGTGGACACGACGCTTGAAGGATTCAGAAAGCGCAGATGGGGAGTAGTATGAGCCAAATTCTTCAGGCAGACGTAGTAGATCTATTCTACGGCGCGATCTCCCAGGATGCTACGATTAAGAATACTTCCGGCATCAAGATTGACAAGCTCGTAGACCGGCGAGCTCTAGCGTCCACGCCCAGCCCCGACCAAGGCAACAAACACATCATCATCTCAAAACAGCGGAGCGGCCCGTTCGAGTGGAACTGTGGGGGGCTGGCAGGACAGGTGCATGAGTTCGTGAAAATTGAAACCATAGTCAAGACCGTGGAAGGCAACGAGGATGCTCGCCAAGTCATAGACACACTGCGAGTTCGCATCAAGGAAGTCTTGTTCTCAGCGCAGTTTCTCGGAACCGGCTGGTTGATGCATAAAATCGTTCAAGACCAGTTTCCTTCGGCTCCAATGAAAAGCCGAGCCTACCATGTTCTCGTGTATGATGTGATGGTTACGATGGGGGTGAAGAGCTGAATGAGTTTCAGCATAAGCATCGGCGGAGTCGCAGAGGCAGACGCAGAAAAGAAGTTGCTTGCAGACTTGAAACAGTTCGTGGAGAAGTATGCGGAGCAAATCAGCTATGCGGCTTGGAGTGGTTCAGCCACGGGCGCCCAGGTCTTGAAGTCATCCGAAAGATAGGATGATAGGAGAAAAAGGAAAATGGTCGGAAATGCAGGAAAAGAGCTAGTCGCAAAACTGGCCACCATCAGCGTTAATGGCATCCTGATGGCCGCAGCGAAGAACTGGCGCATACGATTCGGACTAGGCACAGCAGAGGAAGGCGTATGCGGCTCAGACATTCCAAGAGTAATCCACGGACTATTCCACGGAGAAGTCGAATGCGACTCTATCTACGTGAGTGATGACAATTGGGGACCGCTGGCCCTCACCAGAGATCAAGTCTACACAGTCATAAGCAACGACAAAGACACCAGCACACCGCAAGGACAAAAAGTCATCACTCAAACCGTGAAAATCAAAGAGTTCGAGCGCAACGGCCCGGCGAACGCTGACGGCGTAGTTAGAGCCAGACTGCTCGGAATACTGACAGCGGATCCAACAATAGCTTAGAGGCTGAACTCACCTTTGAGTATCAGCTTCGAAGTGCTTGGCATAGAGGAAGCCACGCAATACTTCGAGAATGCGAGCGCAGAGCTTCGAAACGCTGTCCATGTGAAGTTAGAGCAGGTCTGCCAAATCATTGCAGACTACGCCCGAGAAATCGCTCCGAAAAGAACTGGCAACTATGCGAGTAGCATCTACTATGAAGCCACAGGGGATATGCAGTTCAAAATCGGAGCCGGAGCCACCTACGCCGCCGTCATAGAGTTCGGTTCAGCGGCTCACTTCATCATACCACGCAGCGCCAAAGCGCTTCGCTTCGAAGTTGACGGCGACACCGTGTTCGCCAAATATGTCATGCATCCGGGCACCGCTCCGCAATTCATACTACACACAGCCAAGACAGCGAACATGGACAAAATCGTGCAAGCAGTTAGGGATGGAGTTCGAGAAGCATTAGGTAGGGGTGAAAAGTGATTGAGTGAAAAAGAGAAAGAGGCTAAGCTGTTCAAAGCTATTGAAGAGGATGAGCAGCTAGTCGAAAAGGAAATTCAAGAGCTCACAGGCTTAGCGAACGTGCGGCTGAATCTACAGGTTCGAATCCCAGGATCCGCTAATGTTGTGTCCGTGAAGGCTCGTCAGTTGAAGGACACGGAAGTTCTCAGTTATTTGCGTGAGCAAACGAAGATTTCTCCTGACCTAGCGAAAGCTGAGCAGGCGGAAGATGTTGAACTCACAGCCGACCAGCAGGAGAAACTCTACGCTCTAATGGACCGATACATCAGCATAGCCACGGGCATTCCGGAAGAGAAACTCAAGGAAATCGCCAACATCAGAATCCGCAGCGCCCTCATGATCGGCTTGCTGAAAGGCTCAGTTCCAGATAAGAAAGAGATTGAAGAGATCCAGAAATTTCGCCCTACTCCCTGAAGGCTTACGGCTCGGCGAAATCTGCGAGCTCCTTCAGTCCACACCCTCAGAGCTCGGGAAGCGGCTGAGCCCACGGGACCGCATCTTTCTCAACGAATATTTGAACGAACGAAACAGGAGACTAAGCAGAATTGGCTGAAGCACCAGAAGAAGTCCTGATAGATATTGAGGCCGAAGATAATGCGACGCCCGCATTGAGAAGTGTCGGCCGAAACATCAGCGTGCTAGGTGCAACTCTAGGCATAGTCACCCGTGACCTCGGAATCCATAACGCCGCAATAGACGCCGTTATTCGTGGCATCCAAGTTTTGGGTGCTATCACGCGAGCTGCTGCGGCCGCAAAATGGCTCTTAGCAGCGGCTACCCAATTTCTAACTGCAAGCGAGGCCACGAATGCAGTAGCTACCGGAACGAACGCCGCAGCCACAGCAGCTTACACGGGCACAGCCACAGCCGCAACAGCAGCCAACTACGGACTCGCCGCGAGCTTCGCTGCTGTGAACGCTGCCATCGGCCCGTTAGGATGGGTTCTCATCGGACTTGGTTTGCTGGCTGCTGGTCTCGCAGGATTCGCCGCTGGCGGAGGATTCGGCGGTGGTGGTGGAAATGTTGGAGCAGTTGGCGGTGGTCCCTATCAGGAACCGTTAGTGATCAACATCGCGAACGCCAACATGTCCACGAAACGGGACGTGCAGGAAACAGTCACCGAGATGGGCACGTTATGGTATCAGGAGATGCGCCGCTATCGGAGATGATCCTAGATGGGCACAGCCACTCTCACGATCACGGACACCGTAACCAGCATGGGCGTCATTTTTCGCATTGATGATTCAGGCGCTCCGGAGACTGATTCACCGCCGCCCGCAACTGAAAGCTACGAATGGGATCGAGCCATTATTCAGCATCCAATCCCGAACCGTGATGATGACATTGGCCAAGACATGGGCTCATACTCTCGCAAGCTCCACTTAGCGGGGATCTGTCAGCAAGACATCAAAGATCAATTAGAGAACTGGGTTTCGCTGCCACAATTCGGCGTGAGCTTTCCATCAGGGCGCTTCAACGCGATTCTAGTGGACAAGTATGGAGTAACCCGCTACTCCAAGACAAGCCTGGCAATGAAATCGCTTTCATCAGGCCCAGCCGCAGGCCGCCCTAAATGGTTCAACTTCACAGCCCTATTCGTTGAGTTCCATCAAACTTGAGCTCTCATGACCCGCTACAAGCCAAGTTTCTCCGTGCTATTGAATGGCACGGAAGCCAATCAGGATACAATGCGGGTTGACGCTCGCACAACAATAACGAATCAAGTGGGCACCTTCGAGCTCGAAGTAGACGATCGGTTCGACAAGTGGAATGCGCTTCAATGGAATCATCCAGCCATCATCACGCTTGATGGAACCCGAATTTTGAAAGGACGCGTAGATGAACCCCGCCGAGCCGTAGACAAGAAGAACGCTCGTGTTATCACGCTCACCGGCCGAGAGGATGGGGGAGCCTTACAGGACATCGTAACCAGCAAGCACTTCGTCAACCAAGATGTGAACAGCATACTCACCAACATCATCAACACCTACAACTCAATGCGATATGCCAGTGACCCAGCCATCACGGTCGGTTCGATTCTTCCGGCCCCTGGAACCATCAGCATGAGTTTCCTATGGAAACGAAAATCGCTTTGGCAGATGCTCATTGACGTTGCTAATGCGCTTGGAGCTCCGGTCGCCCTCGGTGGCTTGGACACATTCTATGACTTCTACGTGGACCCCTTCGACAATTTCTTTTTCGAACCTACTGGCCAACACAGCAGCGGCATAGATCTAGGCGGCATAGGCGGACCTGAAATCAAAAAACGGGAATGGGTAATAGACTCGCTCACAGCCAAGAATGATGTTTGGGTTTGGGGAGACGGTTCCGCTGGGACGCTTCCGCTAGAGATGCAGACAGGATATACTGGTCCGGGAGCTCGCACGGATCCGTGGAGTGAAGGAAACGCCGCCGATTTCGGGATAGGGCCCAACGTGGACACAATTGCGGATGATGCAACCCAATCGATCATCGGCTCAAAGAGCATCAAGATTAGCACGCTCTCAATTCTCGGCAGTCCATCCGACCGCATCTATTGGTATATGCCGTTCCCGTTCGGTTCAGGAAAATGGCCCGGGCAGGATCCCAACGGAGTATTGAATGCTTACAATGAGCTCAGCATGACGGAAACGATGGGAGAGCTTACCGGCATCGGATTCTTCATTCAAACTGAAGCTGGCAACCCGTTTGATCTGCTGGTTGAAGTGAAAGACTTCAGCAACAAACTCGGAATGAGCAACAGCGTTCACATTGAGCCTGGCGGCAAATGGTTCTCAGCCTATTGGAATTACGTGCAGCTCCCGTTCGGTCCATCGGCAAGCTACAAGAACGCTGAAGGAAACAACGACTCATATGATTGGACCAGCATCAAAGAAGTCCGATTCGTCGTATTCAACTTCCCGCTGGGCTTGGGCACACTCAACATTTGGTTCGATGGATTACGCTTCATCAAACCGCTAGTAGTCAACAAAGCTCAGGGCGGGCAACCATCCCGCAGAACCCATGTCGCTCAGGCTTCACACATCAGCAGCTATCCGCTCGCAGTCATCTACGCTCAGGCACTCTTAGAGAACATGATGAACCCTCAGCAATACTATGAAATCAACAACATCGGCCGAGCCGACATTCCCGCCGGATACAAATTCACAGCCGAAGCTAAGACGCTTCTCGCCCGTGAAATCCGCTACCAATTCACGAAAGACGAGGGATGGCTCATAGACCTAACAGGATTCGAGCAGACCTAACATGGCCAAGTTTCGACCGCAAACTCCGCCCATTCTCGGCCAGCAACTCAGCGAAATGCAGAATCGACTTGATGAACTTGAAAGGCAAAGAAGCCTGGGAGTCGGCGGAGCTGGCGGATCCGGCGGGCCACTAGGCTCATCAAAGCCGCCCTACCAAGCGGGCTCGGCGATCACAGGCTCAGATGGCAAGATCACCGTAATTTTTGTTACAGCTTTCGCAGATGTTCCAATCGTCACAGCCACCGCCGGGGGAGATGGTTCAGATCATCTCGAATGCCAAGTTGTCAGCGTATCGAAAACCCAAGTAGTCATCATTGTGACTGGCATACCTGTCGCATCTGGAACCGTCAAGACTGGAATCCAAGACGCAAGCCATACCCATAACGTGCCCGGCCAAAACACGCAAACATCAGGGGCCCACGTTCACACGATACCGACTGATGGAAATACGTTACAGGTGCAGACCGACAGCGCAGGAGCCCATGTTCACGGAATCTCAACGATAGCAACCGATGGACAAAGCGCAGACCACAAGCATGAGATAACTCAAGTCCCCAAGCCCACAGCCCGCACCGGCATAACCGTCTACTGGAAGGCCGTTCTCAAAACTCAGTAGTTTCTCCCGCCTCTCCGTGAGGAATGGATTCACCTTAGCGTGAGCTCTCGATTTGTTTCATGCAACTCCATTACCACACGCTTACCCTTTGATTCAAATACCCGGCCTTTACCATTCGTTTACTTACCGCTCTGGGCGGTCGAAGGAACGACTCCTGATGAGAAACGCAACTCGAAAGGAGAGATGAAAATGAATCTCAAGCGAACTATGATCGTGGCAGCTTTGATTCTGATCATGTTAGCTGCACTTCAATCATTCCAAGTGATCGCATCTTCGCCTACGCATTGGGCACCTCATCATCAGAGTGTCGGGTCACCTCGATCCGTTCTTGCGCCATCAGTTGCCTTCAATCTGATGGACAACGGGACGTATCCGCCGCCAATAGTGCAATCATACACGCTAGGAGCTACAGAACAATACATTGGAGGAACAGACTACACTACCACCACTGGCAGCGTCATCTACGAACTCGATGGTTCATTCATTCCTGCGGAAGATACAACAGCCTACGGGCTAGGCATCTATGTGGCTGGTTTCGATCCCGGCGCTAAAGTCGTCCTCGGACTCTACACAACAGGATTCTGGAACGGAAACGAAGTGGGTAACCAACTCTTGGCGCAGACAAGCGAGATCGCAATCACAGCGGCGAACACATGGCTAGATGCATCATTAGCAACACCCGTCAGCTTGACAGCCAACACTCGTTACTGGCTGGCGATTGAAACGAACGGAATAAACACTGTTCTCTACTACAACTATCCGAACTTCCCTGTTCAATGGGATTGCACCTTCGATACTTACAACCCAACGCTTCCTCAACAATTCTGCAACTGGAACTTTAACGTGCCCGGCGGGTGGACATCAGCTTACTTCTATTCAAGAGTCATCTACACACCGACAGGGCCATCTCAAACACAAGTGGATAACGCCATCAATCTCGGACTAGACTGGATGAACCGTCACTATGCTCCAATCGGCAGCACAGGCTACTATGCTGTTCGAGATCATAGCGGGGTTCCAATCTACATTCAGCGAGACGACGGCTATGTTCGCATGGCTGGCGACCAACAAGCCGGAGCTTGCACGTGGGCGCCCGTACCTAACTATTGCACGTTCTCAGCAATACCCCAAAGCTCAGCGAACGGACAAATCTACGAGCTTGACTTCGAAACAGGAACAGACGTCAACCCGGTGACAAACGACTACAATCACGACGACCTGAAATTCAATGTCATCTACTCAGCTTTGAGCGACACACAAGTTCAAGTCAGCATAACCTATCTGCTCTACTCGCCTGACGACGGCCACCGATGGGACGTCTACTTAGCAGGCTCAGAAATCTTTCACGGCGACCAAACAGGTTCCGGCTCAACGTTCGCAAACACAGCCATAATTGACTCGACAAGTCAATCCGGGGCTCACGAGATAGGTTTAGGCGGTCGTCTGCGAGCATACCAATTCCAAGTCTCGTCGTCAACAACTGTCAGCGCCGCATGGATCTACATCTCTGCGGCAGGGGCTCAATTCGGCCCAGCACCCGTAGTCGCTGCCATCTACGCCGACAACAGCGGTCTACCTGACGGCGGTTCAAAAATCGTTCAAAGCAATCCGACATATCAACCTACATCTGGAACTTGGACAAGATTTCCGTTTCAGTCAACGATGACATTGAACGCTGGTTACTATTGGCTTGTTGTTGAAAGCGACTATGCCCAATATCAATGCACAACACCACTGGACAGCGCTTGCGGTGTTGCAGGAACGGGCACAACGTCAACCTATCGCTATGTCGATTTCACTTACTCAAGCACTTTCCCAGCCACTTTCCCAACCGGCTCAGTCAGCGACGCCAGCGAAGGCCTATTGAGCGCCAAGATCGAAACACCAGGCATTACCGTGGTCAGCCCTGTGGGGTCTTACGGCTGGAACAGCTTCAGATATGTCCATAGACACACGCAGCAGCTTGCAGAGAGCATCTACGCTGCGAGTGGTGACTGGCAGAAAGCAATGCAGCTACAGCAGCTTTTGAGCAACAAAGGATTCAGCACAGATATCTACGACCCCATGTTCTTCAAAGGCGGCTCGACTACTGCGAACTCGTTCCCTGACAACTTCGGAACGTGGGATAGAACGTGGTGGGACGAGTATATCTTTTTCAACGGAACATGGCAGAGCTGGTGGCCTCAAGCCAACGGTGGCTCGAATGCGGGCTATGCCTACAGGTCTCGCATTCTAGGTGCTCCAACTCAGACGCAATGGCAGACCGGCCCGCTCGCTATTCTACCCTATACGCCACTGTATCAGCTCAGTCGAGCAATGCAACTCATGAACCAAAACCCCTACGGCTTCGACAGACCAACCGTTCAAGCACTCATTGACGGGGTGAATTGGGATGGCTCAGGTGTCGAGGGCTCGGTTAGCGGCCTCAACTATCCGCTCGGATGCGGGCCGAACCCGCACCCTGACTCAACGTGCATCTTCGTGGGAGGCACAGCACCTTACAGCGTCGCAGGATACCAAGAATACAACACGGCTTACTTCCTTACCGCTGCAACCATGTATTACTTCTACACAGGCGACATAGCGTATAAGTCGCAGGCAGATCAAGCCGCATCTGTTCTCGTATCTGCTCAAGCGAAAACTCGTGTCGTGAGCACCTTCGATTATGGGCCAATCGACAGACCAGACCTTTACGGTGGATTCTTCACAGGCTACCATACGGGTTCGGTGATCTGGAAGGACACAGGCACACATGGCTTACTTGAAATACTTTGGGGCGTCGAAGATCAACTAGGCTGGTTCATCAGAATGGGCCCGGAGTCGGGTCTACCTGTCGTGGTTTCTGGTGAATCAACAACACTGGCTATCTGGGCGCTGAAAGTCTATGAAGCCTACGCAATGGGCTTAGGCTGGACATGGAACGGCTGGAACAAATTCGCAAGCTCAACAACCGACTGCACTCATGCAGGAACCCAATGCAGAGCCATATCTCTCTATGAACCAGCAGACATCAGACTCTACGTGGCTGGCGGCAAAGGATACTATGCAACTGCGACTTTGCGAGCGAACATCAACGCAGCGACAACCATAACTCAGATCAATCTGAGACAGTATCTTAGCGGTCAACTTGTCGGCGATTCTTACGGTGCCAAGATCGAGGTCACGATTCAAGTCTTCAATGCACAAGGACACAGCAAATATTCGAACACTCGACTGCTCTACCAAGCGAACGCCTTTCAAACAGTCAACGTCGAAGCAGGACGTTATGACGTCTGGACGGGTTTGAATCTCAGCGCAACAAGCGGCTGGTATATCGTCATAACCTACAAAGTCACAACGACAGGCAGATCGAACCAAGCTGATTCAGCATACGCAGATTTCGGGCAGTCTGACACACCCAACTTTAGCCCACCCGTGCAATACTTCATACGAGTCGGTTACTTGCAACTCAACAACCCGCTGACAACCCCACCCATCGCTTTCGGCGCCTGAGGCGACTCAGAAGTTTCGCCTCTCCCCCTTTTCTTTTCCCTATTTTTCCGAGTATATGAGAAGTTTCCCATACAAAGTAGGGAACGGCTATGAGGGCGACAAAACCGCCAGCGAAAAGCAAGCCCACCCCGAGCCCAATGTTTCCTCGTGCTATCCAGTCAAGAATATTCAGAGTATTGAGAACAATGAATCCTGCCACGTTCCATTGAAAAGTGGCAACGGGTATTAGGATCAGACACAGAACGACAAATCCATACACGTAGAGGAATCCGTAGAGCATGTTCTCCGTAAAAGCAGCCAGCCGCCTGAGAAGAAGCCTCATGGCTTGCTCACTAAAGCCTTCTTGAGAGCTTCCTGAAAAATCGTGTGGTTCACGAACTGTTCCATGAACTTCCTATCGGTAAGCAACTTCTCGAAGTCTTGTGTGGCTAAGACTTCGCCGCATTTGGCGCAGTAGATGGCTACGGGCGCATTCTCTTCCCCACACTTCGGGCATTTCACCACTTGAACCAGAGGACGCAGAATCTCATCTCGGCGTTTGAGGCCGTGAAGCATTAGGTCGTAGTCCTCTACGTCTTTCATGGTGAGATGGGAATATACGCCTACCATGTCGGGGCGTTTCCATCCGAACAGCTTCATCATCTGCCGGTCCGTGAAAAACTGGCAGTCCTCAGTGGCCCGAGAATGCCTGAACATCTTCGGCCGAATCTGCTTCTTAAGAATCTTCCACCCTAGCTTTCGGACGTGACCGTAAAGAAATCTCTGCGGGCATCTGAGAATTCTCTTGGGGCTTTCGGGATCATGCCAAAGGCTTGCGGCTGGATTATCTTTGTTCGGATGATTATTGATTTGCGCTCGCAGGTCCGGCACACAGCCGTAGACTCTTCGGCGGCGAACGCCCGTCTTACCATTCAGCCACAAAATCGCAGTCGCAGTTTCCCCGATAACTTCGAACTGGACATCTTTGATTCTGAGGCTACCGATCTCTCCGCGTCTGCCGCCTGATTCATCCAGTAGCTCGAAGATGAGACGATCCTGAAGCGTACCGGTTTCCCTGATTAGCCTCTCTCTTTCCTCTTTCGTGAGGATCTCTATGCTCTCCGCTGGGTCTGTGCGCTTCGGAATAATGACCTCTTTGGCCAGTTTCTTCCGGCCTAGAATCTTGAGAGCCTTCTTCACTATGACGCAATGCAGCCTGTAAGCCCCAGGCTTGTATGCTTTCTGATAGTCGCACAGATGGTCCATGAGCCTCTTAGGATCCACTGTGGCCAAGTCAATGCCAAAGGTCCGTTGAAGTCTCTCCATTTCATCAACATAACGCTGAACCGTGGACTCATCTACTCCCCGCCGTCTGTATGCTGATTCGTAGTCCTTCAGCCATGTAAGCCCCGCAGCGAGCTCTACCGCCATATCGTAACCCGTTGGTAAATACTACGCTGCGGGTTCATAACCCTGTCGGCTCAGTTACCCCAGGTTCAGGTTCATGAATGGATCTGTACCCGAGGTGGTGGGTTGGGTGATCATGTATCCGTGCTATCCGTGCAGGGACGGTTACTTTCGGGGCACTCTGCGACCTGTAACAAGCATCGGCGGTGCCGGGGCGGGTATCCATAAGTATTGTTTGTTCCGGGGCTTTCCCTTCGCTCTGAGCGTGGTGAGCAGCTGAGTTCAAATTCGGTCGCCCGCACCATCAGACCCACACACACACTAGACGACTGTTCCTGTGTCTGTTTCTGTTCTTGTAGTTAGGGGAAGCGTCCCCTAACGACCCCTCTATTGCGAAAACCCGCACGTCGGCGTCTGCGCAGCTTGCATGATAGCTTCCTGCGCACAGGAAAATCCCCTGCTTCCAACTTGGGTTCGCATCGGTAGATCCTGCAAGTCCTGCTGCTCTGTTTCTACCTTTTTGGGAAGATCTTGCGATACATAATCTCCAGCCTTTGCTTCAGCTCACTGTCGCCTTCTGAGTCGCTCGAGCAGTTCTGTGAGCCATTTTCTTGTTTGCAGGGCCTTGTGTCGAAGCAGAATGTCCGACAGGACTTCTATGACTAGACGCTTAGGTTGAGTTGAGATGACAACTTCGCTGATTTGCAGATTCAGGTCTGTTAGGTTCTCAATACCCTTCCCTTGAATGATGCCTCTTGCGGGGGAGACGGGTTTCTCGCTGCAAACCAGTGACCTCACATTTTCGCCCTTGTTCTGCGTTATGGTTTCTGACGCAGAGAGCGTTCGACAGATGAGCAAGCCAGATTCATTCGAGGCTCTTAGGAAGTTTCCAACGAGGAGCGGAACCTCATCGCTTGCAGGAGCAGATAGGACGACCGCTGTCCCAGCTAAGAATCCACCCTGCAGACCTTCGTCCAGTCTACCGTAACCCGTTGAAACCTTAGCCCGTAAAGTAGGGCTGATCGAACCTGAGTCGTCACTCAAATTGCGAGATTCCTAAACCCATCTAGTCGTCAAACTGCACAGAATAGGTTTACGGTTTATCACAGACTAACCTCTTTTCCTCGAAACTCAGAGATAGGGCAGTGAAATTCAACCTGAGTAGGTGGGCCAAAAGTCT